TCTCCAGGCTTCACGATGCCCACACCAGGAATGGTCGTGAACGAGAGCCCAGGCTTGATTGCGTACTTCATCTGTCACTCCTCCGCAGGAAAACTCGGCTTTACGGTACCCACAGTTCTGATCGTGATCTCCCCAGGGTCGACCTCGGGGCGTGCTCGATCCTCGCCCACGGCGGGAATCGAAGCCTCCTCCTCAGCCCACGCCTTAGCGCGCTGATCCGGCGTCAGGTCCTCACCCCGGATCTTCCTCCGGGCTGCTTCGAGGACCGCCTGTCGCTCCTCCTCGCCGATCTCCGGCTGGGAGGGCTCAGAAGGAGGCTCAGGGGCCGCCACAGGCTCCGTAGCTGCCACGACCTCCTCGGGCCGCACCAACACCTCTCGCGGGCTCTCAGGGGCCTCCACAGGGTCGGTTGTCCATACCCTCCGGATGGCCGCCAGATCATTCCGCAGCTCGGTCAACCCCTCCGCCACACTGTCGAGGTGAGTGAGTGCATCGGACAACAGCCCGATCATCACCTCCCCGCGCTGGTCGACAAGGGGGGCCTCAGGCGCCGCCTCCTCCACGTCAACACCCCCCACACGCGGCAGCACCACCGCAGTTTTCGGGCGCCCCAGCGCTCCAATGCTCTTCAACTCCGCCAATACGTCGTCTGCGTTGCTCATATCCACCGTCCTTTCATCTTACCCGCGAGCGACCACGTGGTCGCATCAGAACACGCGCTCCACACAGTAGTCGCTCGTATCCACACCGAACGTTCCCGGACCCGGATAGGAAGCACCTGCGGAGTCGGGCCCCGTGGTCGTGTCCCAGCGAACGAACCCGGAAGCCGCCGTGTCGTACACCCGGTTCGTCGAGGTAACCACCACCCCCGCTGCCGGAGCCGTCTCATCAGCCCGCAACGTTCCCACCTTGTCGTAGAGCTTGACGCCCTGGAAGACGTTGCCTGCCGGCCTGAATGTTCCGACATGATCCGCCATCAGGGCACCGGCGCCGTTCCGTCAGGGAAGGGGATCAGCATTTCGTCGAAGCGATAGAGCGCCCCAGGGTCGCTCTCGGCCGTGGCGCCCCACGCCGTAGACAGATTCACCGTATCTGCATCCGGCAGCGCGGTCAGTGACGACGGTGTCCAGAAGCAATCGATGGAGCGCCCCTTGGTTTGCTGCTCCGTGCCGGACCCGTCGTCAAACATGACGCGCTGAAAGTCGTGCTTGCCGTCATACGGATTGACGACTCCTGTGCTCGGGAACGGGCCGTCATTGTTGCCGAGGATCGTCTCGACCAGGGCGGCTGACGCGAGCCCCTTCTTGTACCAACCCCACCAGGAGGTGTTGTCGGAGATGGTGGAAGCGTTGGTACCTCTGAGAGCCACCCAAGGCGCCACGTCAGACGGAGAGTACGTACCCGACTTGAGGGGCGCGAAGATGAACCGCCTGAACTTCACAGCCGTGCCAACCGAGCGACCGACCATATGGAAGTAGTAGAAGCCTCCCGGCGACGGAACGCTGTCGACGCAGAGCTGCCACTTGTAGTTCTGGGCACCCCCCGACTGCCACGTCCAAGTGGTTGTGCTGCCACTGGACCCGACAATCTGCACTCGGGCACCGACTGCCGACTCCGTTGGGAGCACCGTGGCAGTGCCGTCGTTGTTGAAGCCGTCCATGTCGAAGAACGCGCGCCAGAGCCAGTCAGACGTTCCTCGCTGCCACACCACCTCGAACGTGCCCGTAGGCGCGCGGAACCGCTGCCACGCATTCGAGTTGTCGAGCTGGGCAAAGGTCGCGGGCGTGGTGGAAGTCGTCACCGTAGTGCCGTCCGAGAAGTCGACTGCGATCCACCCGGCAGCGGTCATCGCAGCAGCGAACTCGATCCACAGCTCAGCGCTCTGGTTGGTTCCACTGGGAACGAAGTCCCGGGAAAACTTGAACCTGCCACTTGTTACGATTGCCATCTGCTAGCCTTCCAACGTCGTAATAGGGGCCCGAACGACGAAACCGGCCCGACCTGAGTCGAACCGGCTTCGTAGAAGGGTCACAATCCCTCGGTCGCATTCTTTGAACACCCCCTGATAGTACCCCATCAGGTGGGTGTCGAGAAAGCTCCTAGAGGTTCTGAATCGTGAGCTGACCGTAGAAGTCAGGTCGAAGCAGCTTCTTCGCGTACCGGGTCCGGAGGCCCTTGCGGAACGAGAAGTCGCTCGGGTCGAGGAAGGTCGGCGTGACCTGGAGGGGCACGTAGGGGGCCCAGACGAACCCGCTCTCCAAGAAGGATCCACCCTTGAGGCCGATCATCATCTTGTCGCGCGGGAAGAAGGGATCCTCGTAGACCATCCACTTGTTCATCAGCGTCCCGGTCTTGTAGATCGTGAACTGACCGTGCTGGGTGCGAGGGCGCATCGGGTCGATGGGCGAACCGGGGTTCATGTCCCCAGACCAGATGGGCTTGTAGTCGCCGTGCGTGGTGAGCTGGGTCAAGAGCGCCGAAATCTCGGGACTCGTGACCAGCCAGTTCGCCGGGGCACGAAGCGTCTTCTTGTGGATGAGGTTCGAGACCGTGCTGATCTGCGTGATCAGCGCCCGGAGGTGGTCGATCTCGGAGATGCCGCCGGGCGGCACACGGTTGAACGCGCCGGTGGTGCCGGTCGAGCTGAGGAAGAGGTCGTTGATGATCTCGCGGTCGATCTCCAGCGCAATCTCTTGCGCGATGATCGAAACGATCTCGGTCTCCGCATCCAGCCCGTGGAAGGCACGGAGGTCCTCGGCGGCCTCGGAGGACCAGAGGGCCTTCAGCCGACGTGGGATGGCCTCGACGGGCGACTTCTTCACGTCGAGCCGGATCTCCGGCACCTTCGTGTTCAGCTCGCCGTCGTAGTAGTAGTACGCCTTGATCTGGTTCCCGGACGCCGGAGCTGCCGTGAACAAGAACCCGGTGAGAGCGCCGTTGGCGTGGTTGAGCGTGCCCGCCGACGCATCGCCACTCACACCCGTGCCAGCCGCGTCGAAGGTCGCCTCCTGGACGGTCGCGCCGGTGCTGTCGACCTCGCGCAAGACAACCGAGAAGCCTCGGCCGCTGTCGAGAGGACGGACCGGAGTCCACGCGAGAGTCGCGCCGAGCGAGGATCCCGCACCACCGAAGTTGGTGCCGTCACCTGCCGCAAGCGGCTCGCCATTCACAAACTCGCCCGAGTAGTCTCGGTCGAAGTCGCGCGGGAACACAGCCCCGGCCTGCGTGCCGCCCTTGGTCGACCCGTAGACGTAGTCGAGGAAGAACACCGCGCCGATGGGCGCCGTCATCGGCTGAACCGAGACGATCTCATTCGCGATGAGGTTCGGGAAGACCCGCCTCAACACAGGGAAGATGAACTTCGTGAACGATCCGACGTTGACCGTCCGAGTTTCCTCGGTGAGGCCCTGGAGCCAGATCGACTCGTTCTCCATGAGCATCGCGGTGCATCCGAGGATGTACCGGTCCTGCTCGGTCGTGTCGGGCAGCCCTTCGAGGAAATCGCCCCACTTGCGGATGAGCGCTCCTACGTAGGACTGGTCGGCGATGGTGCGACGACCCTCTTCCTGGAGCATCTGTCGTGCTTCCGTCACTGTTTGCCTCCTATGGTTCCATTCAGGCGGGTCGTCCGCCTTGATCCTGTTTTACCTGTTGTCCAGCCCTGCGAGATGCTTGAGCTGACCGAGCGACATGCCCAGACCATTGTAGTTGCCGGCTCTTTCACCAGAGCGCGGGCTACGACGAGTGTCCTCCTGGATGTACTCAGAGCCACCCTGGAGTTTCGATCGGATACGGCTGCGGATGTCGTCGAGATCATCACGGTCGCGCACCGGCTCACGGAACTCTTCGATCAGATCGTCGATCTGATCCTGGGAGTGGTAACCGGTGCTCTCCAACATGCGATGGATCTTCGCAGCCTTGGGATGAGTTTGCAACCTCTCGGCCGCGTAGAGACGCAGCGCGAGCTGCTTGTTCACCCCCAAAGCCTCTTCCAGACCCTCGGCGAGCTGCGTGGTCTTCTCCTCCAGCCGCGTCGTATGAGCCGAATGCACCCGGGTGACCTTCTCCTCTTCGAGGTGGCGAGAATCAGCCTGCTCCCGGGCCTCCTCGACCTTGGTCGTGATCTCGTCGGCGCTCTCGTACTGGGTCACGTCGCCCACGAGCGCGCGCACGAGGTCGGCCTCGGACTCCCCGGAGACCAAGCGCTCCAGATGGTACTTGTAGCCGGACTCCTTGGCCGCCGTAGCGAGTTTCTCGACCAAGCCCTCCAGCTCCTTATGCCGAAGCTCCTGCTCCTGCACTTGGCGCTGGAGTGCAGCGATCTCCGCGTCCTTGGACTCCACAACCTCGCCGACGTCCTCCGGTAGGAGGTAGGGGCGGAGGATACGTGCGACCTGCTCCATCGCGCCCTTCGCGCCACCGACCTCAGGGTCGGCCAGCATCTCGCGTCGGATCTCCTCTTCGAGGTCGCCACGCATGGCACCAATCTTCGAGAGGATCTGAGCACTGAACTCTTTCTTGAGAGCCTCCGTGTTGACGTCCTCCAGCTTCGTGATCCTGGTGGGGTCGATCCCGTATTCCCGCGCCATCTTCGTGGCGTGTTGCGGGGTCTTTGCGTAGAGAGGCTCACCGTCCTTCGGATCCAACGGGATCTTGTAGTGGTAGCCCTTGGCCTTCATCTTCGCTTCGACGCTCTTGCCCTCGTTCGTGGTCTCAGTACCGTAAGCCACGTCCAAGAAGCGCCGCGCGAGCGCCTTCTCCTCGTCGCTCATGGCGCTGATCTGCGAGGCCATGCTCTCTTCGAGAGACTCACCAGAGAGCTGCTCGTCCTCATGCTTCTTCTTGAAGTCCGAGATTTCCTTGGGAGTCGCAGGCCGGAAGGTGATCTGACCGCGGGGACCCTCGAAGGACGCTGACTCACCCTTCATCGCCATCTTGATCGCCTTCAAAGCGTTGGAGTCGCGACGCCAACTGCTCAGGAAGTGAGCGGCGGGGCCGGTCTGCGCACCATCGTGCTCACCAACGAAGGTGAGGTACTCGTTCTTCGCCTCGTCCATCTTCGTGCTCTCGTCCATCTTCGCCTCCGCCGGGAACTCGACACCCTCGAAAAAGACATCCGGGTATGCCGTGCTGTCCGCAGGCTCCGCAACGAAGTCGAACGTGACGAGCTTGTAGTCCTCTTGGACCACGTCCTTACCCTTACCGTCCGTCTTGGTCGAGCCATACCCCCGGGAGCTAATGCCCACGGGGACCCCAGCTTCGAGGATGGCCTTCAGGTCGCGGCCCTTGCTGGTGTTGAGGATCTCGGCTTCGCCGATGACACGATCACCTTCGAGCCGAAGATCGGTGATCACGTGCGAGGCACGCTGGAGAGCCGTTCGCCCATCGGAAGGGTGGTCCAGCTCCCCAAGCACCTTGCGCTCCGAGAGGTTCGCAGAGAGCCGCCGGATGTTCGATTCCCAGATCTGCGGCGGGTAGAAGCGACCGTTCGCAGTGGGCTTGCCGGCATGGCCAAACTCCCCACGTGCGTAGATCCTCCCTGCCTGAGCACCCTCACCCTCGACCAAGTCAAGGGTGGTGTGTGAGACCTGCTCGTCGATCAGCTTCAGCTCATCGAGAATCTTCTGCTTGTCGGCTGCGGTGAGCATCTGACCCATCAGTAACGCCTCCACCGAAAGTTGGACTTGAAAGGGGTGTGCTTGAGAGCGGGGCCGAGAGAGCCTTTGAAGTTTGAACGATCGAAGGCCGGCGATCCATCGCCCACCTTCCGCGTCTTCCGCTTCACAGAACTCTTCTCCACTCCGATCATCTCCTTACGCCCCGAGGAATATGCTGAGCGTCGGCGCCGCCAAGAGCCCTTCTTCAAGGGACTCCGTGGCTTCACCGACTTCAGGCGTTTCCCTCATAGGCCTCGTCCTCAGTGAGGTCCGAATAGACCTCCAGGCCGTTCAGAAGCGACTCCATCTTGGCGGAGAAGTCGGAGCGAACCGTGTCGAAGTCGATCTCGTCTTCGTCCTCGGTGCGAAGCACCTCCACGATGCCCGCAGCCTCCTGAGCCATCTCGGCGTAGTGACCCGCGGCCTCCTGGAACTCCTGGTCGTCCTCGGCGATGGCGTCGAAGAAGACGGCGAGCTGCTCAGCGATCAGCGCCACGTTCGCGAACGCGGGGATCGAGGCAGCCGTCGAGTTTTCAGCCTGCATCGACTCGACGATGGACTCGATCCGCGCCATCGACGCGGCGATGTCCTCCATCTTGCCGGAGTCCTCGTCGAAGTCCTCGTCGAAGTCCTCGTCGTCCTCCTCGATGCCGTAGAGCACACCGCCAGGCAGCTCCACCGACTCCTCGGCCATGCCGTCCATCTCGTCCATGTCGTCCTCATCGAGCGAAAGCTCGCGGACAGGACCAAGAGACTCCCACTCCTCGTCGAAGGACTCGGAGAAGGCGATGGCCTCGTCGAGAGGATCCCAATCGTCGTCGTCCTCGCGCTCCATCTGATCGATGCCCCTGGACTTCGGCGGATGGTGCTTCCCGGTCAGGCGATCGCCACCGACCTTGTAGCCCATCCTCATGTCCTCAGGACCGCCTTCACCGTGGGTGTTCGACCCAGGGTCGCCTGTGCCGGTCTCCCCGCCCTGGCTCATCGGGAGGTCCTTGGAGCCCATCGGGTACTCCATGGAGCCCATCGGGTAGTCCATCTTGGAGCCCTTCGGGTACTTCTTCTTGGAGCCCTTCGGGTAGTCCATCTTGGAGCCCATCGGGTAGTCCATGTGGTCCATACCCTGATACGGGTACTCCTTGGCACCCATGGAGTGCATCTCCGTCAGGGGCTTCTTGATGAGCCCAATCTTCTCGAAGTCCTCTTCCAGAGAGGTGATAACCACCGGATGCCTCAACATGTGTTTCTCCTAAACCTCGGCCGTAAGGCGCTGTGCTACCGCGACGACGAAACGACTCGCGACCTCATAGTTGTGGATCGATTCTGCAAGCCTGTCGCGGAGTTTACCACGACAGCCTACGTCTTCGATCTCAAACGCTGCCCTCGATCCCGCCTCGTGTACAGTACCGAGGTCGTCGATCAAGTCGACAGCGAACTGCTCGTACATCGGGAAGACCTCATCGTCCCCCGACTCCCGAAGAGCTGGACGTGCGCGCTTGAACGCGGTCAGCGTCGTCTCCCGAACAGCCTCGATGCGATCCAGCATGATCTCCAGGTCCTCTTCGACCAGGTCAGCATAGCTGCCGAGCTTGCTCTCGTCGATCGACCCCTCGTAGAGAGCCCGGTATTTGGGCTGGGGCCGGTGGGCTTCCAGGACCTCCAGCTCGTCGAGAATGAACTCCTTGAGCTGGGCGGAGCGCTCCTCGAAGAGCGTGCGCCAAGGCCGGTCAGCCCCGATCAGCTCCTCGACGCCCTCAACCCGCTGGTCCTCATCCCGCTTCTGGTCAGTGATGACCAGGGGGATGATGCCAACCAGCTTCTCCTGTGCCTGGTCCACGGCACCGTGGAAGAAGAGGTCAACGACCCGCTCAGCCTCCTTGGTGGCAAACTTGGTCGGCTCTTCGTAGGTCTCGACCTGGAGAGCCCCCACGTCAACCACCCGTGTAGCCCCCTTGTCGGACGTTTTGAGGTCCACCCGGTGGAAGCAACCCCCCGCATGTGCGACCACATGGTCGCTGTGGGTGGCGACGACCTTGACCTCGGAGGTCCCAAGAACCTCACGAAGGTGGTCCACGACGACTCCGCGCACCGCTTCGATCTTCTCCTCGTAGGACCCTGTGCTGATCCGACGAAGTTCGGAGGCGGGAACGAGTTTTTGGATCGTGATCATCTTTGCCGACGTTATATGGTTGCTATTTCGCTGTCAAGAAACGGAGGGCGATCAGATCATCGCCTCGTGGCGTCCGCTACGTCGCGTAGAAGGGCCCCAACTTCCCGAATCCTGCGTACCTGCTGATCGTTGGATCGAAGGAGCCGGTCCAACTTGTCGTTGGCTCGCTTCTCGCCTTCTCGTGATCCTCGGCTCATCTCGGACTCTGAGATACTACGCCGGATTCGATCGGGCAAGGTAGCGAGCTTGGCCTCCAGGAGCTTCATACCCTTGGGAGTGCCCGCATGAGCGAACCGAGGAGCCGCTCCACCCCCACCGCCTCCACCGGCCTGAGCGGCGTTCTCGCGCTCGACCTCGGCGTTCGCTCGGAGGCTCATCTTCTCAGCCTCGGCAGTAGCCGCGCCCTCCCGCTTGATGTCATCCGAGCGCTCCTTGAGGACCGTCTCGATGTCCTCATCGGCGAGCTGGTAGACGTTGGTGAGCACCCAGCGAAGGGAAACGTGCTCCTTCATGCGGGACGCTAGGTCCGCCCGAGCGTTCCGAACCTCCAACTGGGCAAGCTCGAAAATCGCCGACGGGACCGTCATGTGGATGTCGTACTCGACGGCGTAGGGGTCGATATTCAGCGCGGCCAGGTGAGTACGGGCGATCTTCCGCAGGCCGTTCTTCACCTCCCGCTGAACCCGAAGGACGGATCGAGCGAACCGAACATCCTCCGAGGAGAGCACCGCCCGAGCCGCCGACTCGTCCTGAGCGAGATAGGCCTTCGGGACCTTGAGCCCGGAGAACATCTTCTTCTGGAAGTACTCGACGTCGTCCATGTGCTGCCAGCTCGGACCCCCGAGGACCTCGATCCTCGTACCTTCCACACCCTTGCGCACGGGCACGTAAAAGTCGTCGTCCTGACTGAGTGGCTCGAACTTCAAGTCGAGTTTCCCCGTCGAGGGGTTCACGAAGCGCTTCTTCTTGTGCTGCTGACGGATCTTGTTGACGAACGCCAACGCCTCCGCGGGCGGGAGATCTCCGACGTCCACGTAGAACGCGAACCGCTCCGGCGCGCGCTGGAGCCGGTAGATCATCGCAGCATCTTCGAGCAGCATCAGCCGCTTCCAGATCCACCGAACAGGTTCGAGCACCGAGTACCCGTAGATGCTCCGACGGTGCTTCCCGCGAAGACGGAAGTGCGATACCTCCCAGGGCTCCATCGCGGAAACCCGCTGGAGCATGTTCCCCGGCTGCTTCGCGGTCCCCGGCTGAGCCATGTTCCGGATCGCGTCCGTTCGCTGCGCGAGAATCTTCTGGAACTCCTGAGGCGAGTACCCGAAGCGGCCCTTGAAGTCCTGAACGAAACCGTACAGCTCCCCGCGCGGACCCTCGACACGCCGCACCGTGGGCGCCGGGAGGAAGTTGAGGCCAACCACCCCATCGTTGGTGACCAACATCTCCTCGTAGTCGTTGCCGTACTTCACGAGGCTGCGAGTGATCTCCCAGATTTCCTCGTCGAGCCGCAGCCGCTTGTGGAACAGATCGTCGAGAACCCCCTGGAGCGTCCGATCCTTGCTCGTGACCCACACCGTGCGCCCGAGAGAGGTATCCGGCTGCGAGGCGTCGTCGGCGTAGATGTCCACCGCGGAGTTGTGGACCACGACCCCGTTACACACGAAGTTCCGATAACCCGGGACCTCGATGTCGTAAACGTCCGGCCGCTCTTCAAGGACCTCCACCCGGAGCACCCGATGGTTGGCGCTGTCGGCCTGAAGATCCCACTGCACCGCCTTCCGCTTCACCCAGGACCACGAGACCCCAAGCTCCCGCGCCGCACCCGCCAGAGTAGGCGCACCCTGAATAGCCGCCTCGACCCGCTCGCGTGGGATGTCGATCCTATTCGGTTGCGCCTTGCCGATGCGATGACGGTGCTCCGTGCTCTTCGGGCGCCTGGCCGCCTTCGCGATCGCCCCCTTGTGGGCCTCGGACCTCTTGCAGCCCTTCGAGAAGGAGTTCCCTCGCATCCTCTTCGCGCGGGCTTCCCGCCGTTCTGGAGTCCACTCCGGGAAGTACGCGCGATTATCGAGCTTTGCGATGTGCTCCTGCGCGTGAGATGCGAAGCCCTCGACTGACAGATTCGATGGGGCGTTGTTGAGCGGGTTGTGGTCTCGATGGTGAAGAATGTCGCCCGCCCCCGGCGCTACTCGCAACAGCTCCTCGCCTACAAGGCGATGGACCCAGGTCCACCGACGACCATCCGCAGCCCGTACCTGTGAGTCCGCATGGGGCTGATGGACCTGCCAGTAGCAAAGGCCGTCCGCCCCGTTGAGCGCGCGTAGACGCGCAGCACCCGGCATAAGACGCTGGCCCGTTCCGAGCTTCCCTGCCTCGACCCAAGCCCCCTCCTTGGTGAGGAACAGGTGGTCGGCCGTGCAGCGAATAGCTGAGCCGTCATCGAGCACGACCCGGACCATCGACTTGTTGTGCCCTGCTTTTCCGGTGCGCTGGGCCACTCGCGCCTTAGCCGGCACGAGCGACCGCCTCACCCGATCGTAGGACAACACATGGAAGTCCTGCCCTGGGAGGGCCTCGATGCGCTGCCAGCCGCCTTCCAGGGTGAACACCGCCGACTCCCCCGCAAGACAGGCCACCTCCGGATAGTCGTCCATCTCCTCGTAGTCGACGTAGCGGCTGAGGAGGTCGTGCTCCAACCGCAGGTAGTCCGAGAGCGCATCGTACCCATAGGCCTGGAGTAGGTCATACCCAGAGTCCGGGTACGAGGGGGAGGTCGAGCCCTTCGCGAGTAGTTCTCCGCCGCGCTCCTTGTCGAGGACAAATGCCTGACGAAGGCGGTCGACTACGTTCTGAACAGCTCCCACGTCAGCCCCTCATCCCAAGGTACTTCTGGAGAGATCGGGAAAACTCTTCGGACCCGACCAGGCGCGCAACGATACGCTTCGCGACGACCATTGGGAAGTCGGGGAGGTTGGCGAAGTCCGAGGGCTTGAGAGCGTGACGGTCCATCTCGTCCGCCACCTCGCGTGCAGCTACCGCCCCGAGATCTCGAAAGACCGCATCGAGAGACATCTGCTTGAGGAGCTGCGTGGCCAACTCCATGTCGATCCCCGAGGGCTTCGTGAGAACCGCGCCCGTGCCACCGGGGGCCACCTGGCCTCCGCCGCCGAACACGTCCTCCAACTGGTCCTTGAGGTCTTTCACCATCGTTCTCTCTACCATGCGAGTTATCCGGAGCCTACCAGGAACGGAGGGAGTAGCGTGTCGGGAGACAAATCCGGCGCACCCGGGCTCCCGTGCGCCCCCGCGAGAGCCGCCTGTTGGTGCTCAGCCATCCACATGTCCCCTGTCTTCGGGATGCTCTTCATCATGGGCAGGGGCATGTACTGGGAGTTTTCGGTCAGCGTGTAAACGATTCCCGCCACTGCATCCGAAACATCCTTCGAGCCCTTCTGGGGATGGTCGACCTTCCGCTTGACGCGGTCATGCTCTAGCTCCTGTAGCTCCTTGATCAGCGGCCTGTACTCGTAGAAGTGGATCCGCCCCTCGTACAGCGAGGTCTTCAACAGGTCGTAGGGGGCCATCGTCCGGTCCACCGAGAGCTGAATCGCGTTGAAGCCTCGCTGGTTGAGTTTCTGAATCGCGTCCGCCGAGTTCCAGGAGTCGAGCGACACGCTGGTGATCATGAAGCCCCGCTTCGAGAGCTGGTACACCAGACGCCGCACGTCCCCCAAGATGATCTCCCCACCGATGGGCGGAACGATCCTCAGAGCCAGGTCGACAACGATGACAGGCGCCCGCTCAGGGAACCGGTTGCCCTCATCGTCCCGACGAACGACCTCGGTGAACCCTGCCACGTGCCCCATCGCGAACCCGGTCGAGTCCCCCCGAAGCGAGGGGTCGATGTGGATGTGCCGAGGAGCACTGGGGTTCAGGAGAGGTCGCTCCAACACGTCAGGGATACCCGGCTGCGTGTTGGGGCCGACGAGCTTGCTCCAATAGAGCTGCATCGGCTGCGAGGGGTCCCAGGATTCCACGCTGACGGGGTGCGACCGATTCGTGTCGATCGCTTCCTGGATCTTGTCTCGCCGCTGAATGTACGGGCTGATCGCTACTGTCGCGACACCTGCCAGGTCGCGAATGGCGCCTTCGAGGTTCTGCTCGAAGTCCTGCTTGAAGTCGTCCGGGACCTTGATGAGGACGCACCCGTCCGAGAGCGTCACGCGCACGAGGTCCGGGTCCTCATCCTCCTTGAGGATACGACTCGGAGAGCTGTCGTCCCCCACAACGACGTGGAACCACTTGCCCGAGTAGTAAGCCTCCGGCTTGACGTCCCAGAGCGCGTAATCTCGCACGAAGATGGTGGGATCGCCCTTGGCCTCCTCGATTCGCTTGGCAGTGAAGTCGTCAGAGGTCTGCTTCGACGAGACAACGAAGAGGAGGCCAGGCAGTCGCCCCTTGCGCCCGAAGCGCGACTTCATCCGACGCTGCATCGCGTTGTAGAGGGTCTCGGCCCGGTCTTCGAGATTGAACCTCGGGTCGGACTTCTTCCCGCGCGTCGGCATGAAGTTGGTCTCGTCGAGAAGTCCACCGATCACGTTGAGTCCTAGAACCGACCCGTCGTTCGAGGTGCGCGCCGCGACCCAGACCTTCTTCGGGAAGCGAAGCTCCTTCTTCGTCTTCTCGAACGGGAAGTGTTGCTGGAAGTACGGGCTCGCCTCGATCTTCGTCGCGATGTTCTCGTAGGCCACCTTGGTGGCGAGGACCTCGTTGACCGAGAGACAGACGATCGAGATGTTGGAGTTGGCCGCGATGCCGAAGGACCGATGCGGGTCCCTCATGCAGCTCAACAGGTAGAGCAGGTAACAAACTCCAATCGACGCGGAGAATGTCTTCCCCCAGCCGATCGCTCCAGTGAAGACCGCCTCGCGGTAGTCCCCATCGAACAGCGCCCTCATGTCTTCGAGCAGGCGCGGGTAGAGATTGTCGCACGTGTTGCCGAGGTAGTAGGGGTTCATCACGAACTCCTCCATCGACACCGGCGTTCGGATCCACTCCAGCTCCTTGATGGTCTTCAGGAGCACCGCGCCGCCCTCGGAGTCGTGGAGCCCGTTCAAGATCAGCTCGACGACCTCGCGCTCCTCGGGGGATAGCGTCTCAACGTCCTGTTGGAGCAGGCTCGCAGCTTCCTCATCCGTTCGGAGCGAACGGCTGTGCCCGTTCTTCCACTCGACGGTCATGATCTACCCGACATCGCCTGCCGGCTCCCCCTTGGGCGGGGCCAGCTTCAAGAAGCGGTCGATCACGCCCTGCACTCGGTGCCGCGACTCGGGGTCCTGGAGAACGTCTTTGACCGCCTCCGAGCTGAAGTGTTGGGAAAGCTCTTGGCCCAGTGTCGCCTCAACAGAGACTCCGACATTGACGTCGTGCTTGTGCTCCTGGGGCGCCCGAGAGGCGAGGCCCAGCTCCATCTTCAGGTTGGCGAGCGACTCCAAGAGCTGCCGCGCCTCCTTGATCTCCGAAGTCATCGAGGGCAGGAGTTTTCCGATCGCCTTCTCGGTCTTGAAGTCGGTGGAGACCCGGTGCATCTGGATGCGGTACAGCTCCTCCAGCTCCTCGACCTCGTCGATCCCCTTCTCGATCTTATCCTTGGCGGCATCATAGACCTCCGGGAAGCGCTTCTTGACCAAGTCACCCGCCGGAACCTCCTGAGCGCGGAAGTCGTTCAGCATCCGCTCCAACCCCGTGCGCGAGATTTCCGTGTACTCCTTGTGCTCCTCCTGGATGAAGCGCGCGACCTCGGTCGCAGCCCACCCGTCGCAGATCCGCGCGTAGGCGGCCTCGTAGCACGCGAGCGCGCGCAACTTCTTGTACCGGTTGGATCTCCGGGGCTTCATCGGCTTCCGCTTGGCCATCTTGACCATCATACGAGAACCTGCCACGGAGGGCCACAGGAGCCCTCCAGATGGCAGAAGGCCCGCTCCCAGGAGGGAACGGGCCTTCGTGGCGCCGCGGGGGCTTAGAGCCGCTCAGGCAGCGGCAGCCAGCTCGATCTTGAAGGGCCCCTTCGGGCCGATGGCCAGCGCGCCCTCGAAGTGAAGGCGAAGCGCGCTCCACAGGGCCGCGCGGGCGGACAGGGGGAAGGACCAGACCTTCTCCTGCTTGTGCCACTTGCGCCCCTGGATCTGGCGAATCGAGTCGACGAACGCCGCATCGTAGGGGGTCGTGAGGCGGACGCGACCGTCGACCATGGCGACGCGCACCCGAGCAACGCGGGACTCCAGCCGGTCCGCGAGGACGGCGAAGCCCAGCTCGCGAACTTGGGCAATCTTCTCCAGGCATTGGAGGCCCTGGGGCGCAGCCGCGATCTGGTACACGAGCGCGTTGGCGGCCTTCCGCGTGGCGTCGTCCACGGGCATGTCGAAGCCGTGCTTCTTGCGGCACACGGGGCCGATGCCTAGCTCCACGGACTTGGCGTCCACGAGGGGGCGGTTGCACGCGCAACAGTGCGTGGCGACCAGTTGGGTGGCGGGGGCGGATTCGTAGCTCATCTGATTCTGACCTTCCTTCGGAGAACCATCTCCGATGTGAGATCACTATGGGCCGATCCGCGTGGGCCGTCAAGGGGAAACGTTCAAATAAGTGAGACAGGTAGGGCGATGTAGGTTAGACCCAGCCCTCCCCGAGGATCGCGATCACGAGAAAGTCGATGAGGCTGAAGGCCAGCTCATGCGCTCGGATCCACATCGAGAGGAGGGCGTAGATGAGGTCGGAGACCCCCTCCGGGCCAATGGTCGGGAAACTCATCGTCATGGGACACCTCCAGACCTCGCGTGCAGGATCCGCGCACGAGCAGTTGCAACACTCTCGGGGTCAGAATCGACCCCCTTGAAGTTGAAGTTTTCCAGAGCCGCAGCCACCCCAGTCCTCGCTACGAACGCTCCACAGGGTCATTTTGCTTCCGCCCAGCTTCTACCCGACGAGGGGTCAACGACCACGGGGACCTTGTCGAGGAACCGGCTCATGCCCTCGTGCATCCCATCGTGGAGCTGCTTCGAGGCCTCTCGCTTCATCTCCTCGTCCTCGTCGCACTCCAATATGATCTCGTCATGCACGTGGTGGCAGATCGCCACCGGCCCGTCCATCGTCTCGGCGGCGGAAACTCCGAAGGTCTTGTCGATCCGATCTTGGACGAGCCGCATCGAGGTCTTGAGCGCGTCCGCGCCCGTGCCCTGCACTGGAGTGTTACCGGTGACGAACACCTGACCTTCACGCCGCGCCACGAAAAATGTGTTGGGCACGATAGGGCACCAGATCGGCTGCTTGGAACGGAAGTCCCTGCGTTGCGTTTCAAGTACTTGAGCGGTCGTCCGGGCCAACACCGTCACGACCCAGATCAAACCCATCTTCGGAACATTCAGGAGTTTGTCCGACTTCGGCCTGTACTGGCTCATATCGCGCACCCGGGTGTTCGTGGCAAACCCCGCTAGCGTAGCCACCATCCCAAACGCATCCGCAGCCTCCTTCGTGCCCGCGTAGAAAGTCGTCTTCCCGCCTTCCTCACGATGCCCATCCCCTCGAACCATGGTCTCGAACAAGAGGTTGATCTGATCCCTAGAGAGCTGCCTAAGAAAAACTCCCGAGAGAAGACGCCCTGGAAACATAGCAGCAAGACGGGCGGACTCCGCCTTGTGGAGATGCCAGGTCACACACTCAGTGCGCCTCGCAACATGGCGGGAATGACCCCACCCCATCGCATTTAGGGCGGCGTCGATTCGAGCCACGTTCTCAGGTTTCGCACGCTCCGATTGGGACAGCACGACCTTAGGCCTGCCACCACGATCACGGACAGGGACGATTGAGCCGTCCGTCACGAGCCAGCCCACCAACTCCACTTCGGCATCCGTGAACTCCGAGCGCTCCGGCCCGACATAGTCCCCCGTGCGGTGGATTCGGTCGTCCCCGTGTAAGGAGACCCGCTCCGTCGTCCGACACACCGCCCGCCCTGAGTGCTTCTCCGTGACCATCCAGCGGTGGTCCGGCGTCGACACGGCGTTGAAAGATCGACTTCGGAACTCGATCAAGGGCCCTTCATAGTCTGGCCACTTCTTGATCTCGGTCGCCTTTTGCCACTCCAATCGACCTGTGTCGATGTTCTTCGTCAACAACACGTCGTCGTTTGAAAGCTCCATCCCCGGAACCCACCCACGTAGCGTCAGGGCTTCAGTCTTGGCGTCCAAGCAGTTCTTGAACTCGTTCCAGCTCTTCTGGGGGTCGAGCCAGCGCAGACGCCCGGAGAGGGTGCGGCTGATGCCTTGCCGCCGGCCGTCCCGCGACACCTTGTTGTGCCAGCGGGCGACTCCGCGGAAGCGGTCGAAGTAGCGCTTGTGGTAGCGCTCTGCCTGGCCGAGGCTCATCGCGACGCCGTAGCCGGACTGCGCGTAGAGGACGAGCTTGGCCGGCATCATCCCGTAGATCAGTCCGAAGTTCACTGGCTTCGCGAACTGCCGCTCGGCCTTGGTCACCTCGGAGACGGGCTTCTCCAAGATGATAGCCGCCGTCGCGTAGTGGGCATCGTCCCCACTGGTGAAGACCTTGATGAGTTCAGGGTCGTTGCTGATCTCCGCGACGATGCGCATCTCGATGCCCGAGTAGTCGGCGAGGATCAAAACTCGCCCAGGGGGCGCCGTGAAGCAGTCGCGGTAGTCGGCATCGCGAGGGATCTGTTGCAGGTTCGGCTTCGACGAGCTGTAGCGTCCGGCCGCGAGGAGCGCGTAGTACTCGGTGTGGATCCTGCCGGTGTCTGATCGGACCCACCGGAGGTAGTTTGGACCGAAGGTCTTCACCCGCTGGTTGTAGCCGCGCCACTCCAGGATCTTCTTGATGATCGGGAAGCGCCCCGCCTCCATGGCGAGCGTGATCTCCTTCGTGTCCTCCAGCTCATGGAGACCTCGGATCCGATGGAGCGACCCGAGCATCTGCTTCGGCGACCCCAGGTTCCATCCGGGGGTCATCCCCGGCAGCGCCATCTGCCCCATCGGGTGCGGCAGCTCCGCGAGCAGCTCCTCCTTGAGCCGCTTGGAGTTGAGCAGGTTGGCCTCGGCGAGCGCGAGCCACTTGTCCTTCGCGAGGTGGAAGCCGTTCAGCTCCGTGCGACATTCTGGGAGGATCACTCCGAACTCGATCAATGCGCACTTGAGCAGTCCGTACTGGACGAGTTTCTGCCTCAGCGCCTTGTAGAGACGCATGAGGCGAAGAACGTCCTCGGCCGCGTAGTCGAGCTGCTCGCTCCCGAGGTTCGGCCTGGTCCAGTCGGAGCCCCCCTGCCCCACATTCGAGGGCTGCTCTTGCAGCTCACGAACGATGACCGAGTCAAGATTGTGCCTCAGCTCTCGCCGGCCGTTGTAGAGGATCGCACTCGCGCGGAACGTGCAGAAGACCGGCCAGAACTCGAAGCGGTGGAACCACCAGAACCACTTCTGCTCGAACTTCGCGTTGTGGATGATGAAGAGAGCTTTCGTCGCCCTCATCGCATCGAGCACGGGTCCGAGCCCTTCCGTCTGCCAGAGGTCGATGACGTAGATGTCCGGATCTGCCGGATCCCCCATCGCGAGCTGGACCAACCTGATCTTCCCGTCGCGCGGGTTGAGGCTCGTGGTCTCGATGTCGAAGCCGATCAGCTTCGCCTGCTCGACGCGGTTCGCGACGGCTCCGAGGGCGGACGCATCCGTGACGTACTCGTAGCGCACGAATGAATCCTACCTCGGAGCCTAGAGGGTCTTCAAAGGACAGGTTTGTCCTTAGGTCTCAGGCGGCTTCCGCGCGTGCCAGCTTCTTGCGGCCCGAATCGGAGACCCGGAACTTACCGCGCTCGACCTTCTCCACGATGCCCCCTCGGATGAGGCGGCGGAGACTGTTGCGAACCCACGAGTTGGCCTGCTTCCGGGACTTGCTCTTCCAGGCCGCAGCCGCCAGATCGGCGATGGTCCAGATTTCCCGAGTGCCGGACCCCGCGCCGTTGAGCACGTCGACCACGCGCATCTCCTTGGCCGAGATCTTCTCGATCGGAAGATCGAGCGACGTACCGCCCTGCCCGCTGGACGACCTGCCCGCCTGCTTCGGTGCTGCCTTCTTGGCCGGGGCCTTCGCCGCCTTCTTGGCGGGAGCCTTCTTCGCCTTTGCCCTCGTCTTAGCGGGGGCCTTCTTGGCAGCCTTCTTCTTGACCGCCTTCGCCTTGGCCGGAGCCTTCTTGGCACCCGCCTTTTTGACCGCTGCTAGGGCCTCTTTCACGCCCTTCACCTTCGTCGATTCGTTCTTTGCCATCTGTCCATCTCCTAGTTCCATGAGCGGAGTCACCGCTCAACGTGTGCCCCACCGTACCACAGATCGGTCGTCGATCAAGGACTCTCCACACGCACAGGGATCACCGTGACCCCGCACAACCGGGCGTGCGTCTTCAGCTTTCTGACCTCCGACGACCTGGCCGCGATGATCACTACGCCTCCGACGCGGGCCCTTCGACCCTGGGAATCGCACACCTGTGCCGACCCCTGTCCGAGAGGGCGGACACTCACACCGTTGGCTGCGAGAATCAAGGCGAACTCACGGGCGCTCACGCGGACCGAGGGGACAATCGCCAGCCCTGTCTCGTCAGCGTCACAACACGCAAGCACACCTAGAGCCGAAGGCACCTACGTCTCCGTCCACCAATCTTGGAGGAGCTGCTCGCGAAAGTAGCTCCGCAGGTCCTCATCCTCCTCATAGCGGCGGAGGGACTCAGGGTAACCTTCGAGACGTCGAAACGCCTCCACCGTCAGAGGCTCGAACCGCCACACGATGTCGTGCTCGTCCCGTAGCTCCACCACGCCAGTTTGAATCTCGTCGCGTAGAGTCTCCCGCACCCTAAACCCGTGGCTCCCGATGCCGTCGTTAGTGAGGACCTGAAGCATCGACCCGTAGTCGTCTATGCGCGTGCGAGGGCCGAGCGCGATGAGGTGGAAGCTCTCCTCACGTGGAAGTGCAGGATTGGTCAACAAGTAGACCTGGTTGAAAACGAGACTCATTCTTGGTCCTAAGCCCCCAGAAGAGGCTTCACATACCTACTATAGGCATCTCCGAAGCTGGAGGCTACCACCACAAAATCGTCGATGGGGATACCATTGACCTCTTCAAACCCCTCGTCTCGGGCCGCCGTGATCAGGCTCTTCCGGTTACCCTCCGAGCTACAGGTGATCCTGACGATCTTGGACTTGTGAATACCCTTCCGGAAGGAAATCTCATTCCCGGACGAGTAGGACTTATTCAGGCTTGCGACCGTCTTATCCACGGGCTTACGGTTGCGCCAAGCGGAGCCATAGTTGCCATTGTTAGGATCGCAGTTCCCGAACCGATCCGTCGAGTGCATATAGGGATCAAGACGGTCCATCACGTCCGGGTGCAAGATCGCCTGATATTTACCAGCCCCGTGGTGGCCGCTGAAGGAGTGTGACGACCCCTTCTTCACCGCGACACGGCAGATCGAGCCGTCACCCGAACCCGTCCCCTCATCGGAGGAATACGAGGTACCGAACCGGGCTATACCGGCCAGATTGCGCTCGTGGATGGACATGAGCCCGGACCGCATGATCGAGAGCGCGGCTTCCTGCGAGCCAATACCGTTCCAGACAAAGAGGAGGCCCTCCATCTCCTTCCAGCGGCCGGGGATCACGTGGCTGTGATAACCCTTGAAGACCTCCTGCTCCTCGATCTTACCCAGGTCCGAAAGCGCTCCCAGCTTCTTGAGTCGGGCCCTCAACTTCGGAATCGTCCGGTCCTCCTCAGGGAGTTTGTCGGCAGTCTGTGGCCTCAGCGCCCAGAGGAGACGCATCATCTTCATGACCTCTCGATCCTCGGGCGTAGGATCTCGGAAGACATCGTCACCTACACCGCTGGTGGCATAGTTGAGCGCAGCCTTGGCCTTGGAGAGGATCTGAGAGCTGCTAACACCTCGCATCTTCATGTAGACCTGACCGCGGTACGTGTACTTGCCCGTTGCAAGGAAGCACTCAACCCCCTCGTACTGCCACTCGTAACCGGTGTCTGACGAGCTGCTAGATGGCTGCTCAACAAAGAGGTCCTTCTTCGGATCGTAGTCAGCCTCGTGAAACTTGTACGAAGCGCTTGTGGTGTTCCCGGATGACTTGATCTTCTCCCAGAGCTTCGGCCTGAGCTTGAATGTCAGGAAGTAGAACTCTCCTTTCTTGTCCTTCCACCGCTTCGCCTTCGCAGCCTGGCCTTCGACTCCCGAACCATCGGAGAGCATGGCGTGCCCCTCGCGCCCCAGCTTCTTGCTGTCCAGCTCCTTGAGGTCCTTCTCCAGCGTAGGCTTCATCTTTGCGGGCTCAGGCAGCTCTGGCCAGTAGCGCGGCTTGGCGGGCGTCGAACCAAACGCCCCCGTGATGAGAACCTTCTTCGTGATGGACGCCTTCTCGAACTCCGCCCTGTTGACGGCCGCCATGAAATACGCCTGGCCCACAAGGGTGTCCTCGCCGTTGGGGAACGGGATCGGCTTCAGGCCGAGCTGATCCAAGAACTCCAGGAACTTCGTCTTCGACCCTCCCGTGGGGATCTTTAGCGTCAGCCTTGTCGGGTCGGCCGTCTTCTGCTTCGTAGTGGGATCGACAAACTCGTAGGGGTAGACACGGATGTCGATGCCGAACTTTTGCTGGGCCTCCACCGTCTTCGGCGTGGACTTCTGACCGGGCGGCGGAATGAGGTCCTTCGCCTCGATGGTGATCGTCTTGTACTTCTTGGTCTGCTTGTCCCCCTCCGAGAGCCAACCCTCCTCGAAGTTGAACGTCCCCTTGCTCCCCGTGCGCTTCTCGAAGAGCTTCGTGATGAAGTCCTCGAAGTCCTTGCGCAGACGGAGCTTCCGCTTGAGGGCCTTCTGGCGGAACCGGTACTGCTTCACCTCATCACCCGGGAAGGAGGCTTGCGCGTACCCGTTGAGGGTCTTCAGGTAGTCCTCCGAAGCCATGTCCTCGATCTTCGTGAGGGGCTTCCTGAGCGTCATGGGGTCGAAGTCGATCTTCCCCGTGGAGAACGCACGCCAGAACTTGTTGTAGAACGGCTCCTCTTCGCCGTACTTGCTATTCGGATGGAAGTCGACGTCGAGTTTGTCGAAGTCGAAGTACTTCCAGCCCTGCTCCTTGTCGACGGAGATGATCCGACCATCCTTGGTCTTGAGCAGGTTCCCGCGGTGGTCGTCGTGCTGGCTCATCAGCCACGAGAGCATGTGCTCGGTGCCAACGTCCTCCTGTTGCTGAGGCGTTAGCTGCTCGGGCGCCATGCCGCCGGCCTTCTTCAGGTCCGACTGCTTCGCGTCCAGCTCGACCATCGGCTGGAGCGTGCCCAACTTGCCCTTGTAGGTAACCGTCTTGATCGGGATGTGGTCTTCGCGCACCCTCGTAGCGAGCGCGGAGAACGCCTCCTGAGCGTGCGCGCGGAAGGCCTCGGTCTTCGACCCGCCCTTGGGCAGTGCAGGCTTGAAGATGAACTTCATGCCGGTGGTTGGATCCTCGAAGATGCTCTTCTGGCCCGCACCCCCAAGATGCCCTCCATCACCCTTGTAGGTGAGCGCGTCGATGTCGGGGAGCTTTCCGGCCAGGTCGGCGATGAGCTGCGAAGCCCCCTTACCTGTGGGCTTGTCGGCCGCCGCCGCATCCTTCTCGACCTGCTTCGGATCGATACCTAGCGGCTTCGGAGGAACCTTCTTCTTCGGAGTGAAGGGGGTTTCGAGGTAACCCACCATCGGATCCCAGACAGAAATATAGAAGCCGATGGTGGGGTCGTATAGCTCCGGGACCCCTGGGATGGTGGTGGTTGAGGTCACGTAGATCTCCCCATCCGGCTTCAGCTCCGCCGTGGTCGTACCCTTGGAGTACTTCCAGGAACCATACACCTTCGCGCTCAGGTCGTCGTTCTCCTTCGGCTTCCACTCCTTCGGGAGCTTCCACTTCACCTCGAATGGGTACTTGTACCCCCCAACGTCGATCTTAGGCTTGAAAAACTCGGACGTGCTGTAGACCGGAATGGCCTCTGGAGGGATCGGGTTCTTGTCGATCGTGTGGATTAGATACGCCTTGTTGGCAGTCGACCACCTGCCGAGATCTCCCGTAGGAAGCTGCACATAGGTGCTATGCCGCTTGCCATTGAGCGCTAGGTGGACCATCGGGTAGCCGTGCGGGTCCTTCTTGGCGCTCGGAACGAACTTCCACTTCGGGATGCCCTTCACACCCTTCTTCAGCCCGGCGTGCGACTGAGTATCCCCCGGGTACCAATACGCGATGAAGAAGCCCTTGTGCTGGGTGTTGAACGTATCAGTGGTCTGGTTGTAGTACCTGATCGCATAGGCGCCCACATCAGACTTCCACGTACCCCACCCCGTATCGATCGGGATCTTTGAAAAGGGTTGTCCATCGCCGTACTTGTAGACGGCGTAGCCGTTCAGGTCCTTGGCCCCCGTAGGTACTGGAACCCCCTTCTGCTCTTCGGGGGTGACCGCGGTCGATGGTGGCGCCACCTTCGGCTCGGGGATCTTGGTGGGCGACACGCTCTTGAAGTTTTTCAGCTTCTTCAGCTTCAACTTCTCGACCTGCTTCAGCGTGTAAGCCTTCTCAGGATGCCGAGGGTAATAGCCCTCGAACCCGTAGTCGTAGGCCCAGATCTCATAGGTCTTGGTCGGCTTGTCCCACTTCGCGACCTCGCCATTCGGAAGTAGGGTCAGCCTCTCCCCCTCGACGTCGACGACATGGGGGTAACCGTGCTTGTCGAACGCCTTCGAGCCTTGGACGTACTTCGTGTGATCAGGGGGCTCGGGATCATACCCCTGGGTCATCGCACGGAGCATCTCGATCGTGGCACTCTTGTTGAGGTGTGTGAGTTTCCCACCGGGCCCGACCTGGTAGAGGGGGTACAACCCGATGGCGACAAACGATTCGTCGTAGAGAGCTGAGAGATTCCCGGGAAGTAGGAAGTAGGTCTTACCCGTTGCGAGTGCTTTGGCGGGGATCAGCCCCTTCTGCTCGGGCGTAGGAGTGAGCAGCTCGAACCCTGGAGGCCCCCCAGCTTCGACAGAGGACTCGTCCCCGACCTGCACGACCTTGTGGTACCGGAAGTCCTGGACAGTCAGCCCCAGGGACGCCTGGAGGCGCTCCACGTCCTGCACCGGGAGGGAGGTGTGGGTCTGGATGTACCCCTCGTCCGTATCCCACTTGTACAGCAGGTAGTACCCGGCTGTGGACAGTCTCGCGACTGTCTGGTCGGGCATCAGCGTCAGGTCTGTGGCCGTGTAGGGAGACTCCGGATCATCGGGGTCTACCTCGTCGACCATCGGGAACCCGTTCGGGTCGAGTTTGTCGAGGAACTTCGTCGCGTAGGCGCCCTCCTCAGGAGCCTTGGCCACCGTGGTCTTCGGAATGGACAGCGATCCGAAGTCCCCAACGAGAACCTGCCCGAGCGTTAGGCTCGATCCAGTCTGCGTCTTGTACGCCTCCTTCGAGGGCGACCACACCGCAGTCATCCCGTTCGGGAGCAGTGTGACCAGCTTCGTGCCCTTGCCCTGATTGACCTGTGGCAGCCCGTTCAGGTCGTAGCCTGCGAGCTGATACCCGTCAGGGACCGGCAGCGGCTCCGGATAATACTGCTGCATCTTCACCGAGACCGATGTCAGCCCGGGGGCGTTGTCGAGCACAAGGCCCTTCGCGGAGTAGGTGTAGGTCTCGTAGGTGCCCTTGTAGTCGTCGTACTTGGCGAGCTTGCCGTTGGGCAGGAGGAACCAGTTGGAGGCGTCGTGGAAGTCCTTCGTGCTGAGCGGCCACGCGCCCGCCTTGTTCGGACCGCTGGTCACCGTAAAGCCGGGCGGGGGAGTCGGGGCACCATCCGGGACGTCCGTGCCCGGAACGGGCTGCGGCTTACTCCCGAGCACCGGTGGACTCCACTCCTTCCAGGGCTCGTCCATGAGGAACCAGGCGTGCTGCTTGGCGTCCCACTTGATGGACTCACCGTCGGGCGTCAGGACGACGACGTAGTCCTTCGTGGCCGTCTTGACCTTGTAGCCGTCGCCAGGGAGTTTGAACCCCTTGGGCAGCACAGTCGGCTTCATCTTCGCGACCGCGGAGGCGGAGTACTCCGCGTCGCCCTCCCACCACTCGCCGTCTTCCCACTCCAGCGTGTAGTAGGTCGAGCCGTCCAGGTAGGCCCACTCCCCGGAAGGGAGATAGACAATCGAGCCCGGAACGCTTCCGGGGAACGGCTCGGGGTCTGTGATCTTGTACGCGGGAAGGCCGTTCGGGTCCTCACCGTCGCGCTTGATGCCCTTCTTCGGGTCGTCCGGAGGGCCCGAGAACTTGCCGGACTCGACCTCTTGGGTCTTCTTCAAGGTCTTGGGAGAGATGATCGGCGCGTCGTGGTCGAAGTCCCAACCGCCACTCGTCTTCTTGATCGGTAGGTACTTGCCTACGTCCTTGTCCCAGACCGCGAGAGAGCCCGAGGAGATCACGGAGTAGTGCAAGCCGGAGCCCTTGTGCTTGACCTGCGGGAACCCGTTCGGGTCCGTCTTGCTCAGGGTCTCAAACTCGGCAGGGATGTTCAGCTTCGGGACACTGGGGTCCGTGATCGGCTTGATCACGACCTGCTCCGGCTCGGCCGCTGGCACCGCCTTCTCGTCCTCGTACTCCGGAACGAACTCCGTGGAGATCGAGTTGGTCACCGTCGGAATGAACCCAGGAGACCCGTCCCCCGGATCCCAGTCGAGGGGGTAGATGTCCTCAGGCCCGGAGTAGCTGGTAGGGTCGATCTTTCCTACGAGTTTGACCTTCTGAGTCACCCAACCAAGACGCTTCGCGTACCCCTTGATCTTCTTGTGCGGGATCTCCGTCAGGACCGGCTGACCCCCGGACTTCTTCACCCAGACCCAGACCGACTTCTCACCCCAGTCGAAGACCGGGATGAACTTCGCCTTCTTCGCAGGCGCGGGCGCGCTCGTAGGTACAGCGCTGGGCGCGGAAACCGAGATAATGTCCTTCGGTCCCGTGTACTTCGAGGGGTCGGCAACGAAGCCGACAGGCTTCTGCCCGGGAGGGGGATCGACCGTCTTGTGGGCATACTTGCCGAGGTTCTTATGGGCGACCGCAACCTTCTTCACGCCCCCTTTGCCGTCGGGCACGTAGACCGTGACGCGCTTGTCAGTCCACTTGGCGACGTAGACGGTCTTGACCGCCTCGGTCAGGGCGAGCGGGATAAGTGCGCGGTGGCGCCAGGGTCGATGGGGCTCAAGAAGCATCCGGGTCCTCGATCTCGACGAGTTTACTGCGCCGAGGGGCCAAAGTCAGCTACCACGACTAGAACTCGACTGCATCTTCCTGCTTGACCCCGGTGGGCTTCTTGGCGGGCTCCTTGGAAGTCCGCTTGGCGAGGACCTCTCCGAGGGCCTGGAGCGCGGGAGCCAGCACCGCGTTGATGTCCTTGCCCTCGGCCTTGCAGTGCTTCGTGATCTTCTTGACCGCATCGCGTGTCTGCTTGTCCATCGCGACGTAGATGTGCTCACGGGTCCCGAAGGTGAAGATCATGAACGACTGACCGATGGTGTCGCCGTAGCTCGACCACATGTTGTTCAGGATCTTCTCCAGGTCGTGGAGGGTCTTGGCCTCCTTGACCTCCTCATCGAACTTGTCGCGCTGCTCCTTCGGCAGCTTCACGTTCGAGAGCCCGCGCTTGATCTGCGAGACCAGCTTCTTCCAGCCGTGCTTGTCGGTGAACGCGAAGAGATGTTGGAGTTTGTCCTCCCCGTGCTTCTTGGCCATCTCGTTGTAGAGCAAGGCCATCTTCTCCGGGTTCGTCTTGCCCGAGAGCACGTTGAAGCGAACCGTCAGGAGCTTCTGTAGCTCCTCGGTCGCGAACTTCGCCCCCTGGAGCACGACCGCGGGAACCTGCTCCATCTTCAGGTCTCGCGCCGCCGCACTTCGGTGCTCTCCCCCGATGAGCCGGTAGCGCCCGTTCTCCAACTCCACCACCGCTACCGGGTCGAGGAAGCCTACGTCCTTGATCTCCTCGATGAGGCGATCGAAGTCGGCCTGCTCCATCGAGTTCGGGTTCCAAGAGTTGTTCTCCAGAAGGTCGACGTCAACGAGCCGGTACTCGATAGGGATCTGGTCGTTCACCGTTCGCTCAGGATCAAGGCGATGTTCTGGGCCTTACCGGAGACGTAGAGCAGCTCCCCGGTAAACTCGCGGATGAACCGGTCGTATCGCAGCTCCGCATCGGCCGCGGGCTGGTCCACCCCAGGGATGCCCTCCTTCCCCACGCGGTCGCGCCACTTGATGACGATCTCCGCCATGTGCTCCAGGTCCTTGTGGAACGTGTCCGGATGCACCGGCATCGTGATGCCTTCGGCCATCAGTCCTCCTCCTTCGCCATGTCTTCAAGCACGCCAATGCCGTACTCCACGTCGAGCGTTTCGGGGTCCACGATGATGAGTTTCTTCCGAGTCAGCTTCTCGATCTTGGCGAGGTACCGAAGCGCGGACTTCGGATCGTCTGCGAGGCGGAAGTCGTTGGTCGCAAGGTAGTCGGTACAGATCATCTCCAGGTTGTGACCGCGGATCTTCGACCCCGTCACTTGCTGGGCGCGAACCAGCGCATCCTTGATGGTCTGCCTCTGACCAGGGAAGACAGGAAAGGAAAGGGTCTTCACGTCCTTGAAGTCTATGGGGAGACTTACGGGCGCAGGCTTCGGGTCCTTCTCGCCGGGATTCTTCTTTTCGGCCTCCTCGACCGCCTTGGCGATGGCGACCATCAGCTCCGGATAGCTAAGATTTTCACCCATATCGATCCACTGCTCCGCATTCTTCACGCTAACAACCCGAAGCAGGTCTCGCACCTTCGACCATCCCAGCTCGATCAGCCGCTTGCGGACCTTCGGTTCGAGACCGTCCTGATCCAACAGGTTGATGTCGTAGAAGATGCGACGCAGCCGCTCGGCCTTCCGACGATGGAGGTTCAGCTCGTCCTCAGCCCACTCGGCAAAGGTGTCGTAGCCCCAGGCGTTGAAGACCGCAGCCTTTCTCGGATCCCCATCGATGGTCATCTCGTTGACCAGGTAGAGAATCTCGGCCAGCTCCATGTACCCGACATCGAGGGTCTTCATGAGCGTGCGTGCGCGACGCCGGACCTTGATGCTCCAGTTCTCGGAGCCCGGAGTGTCCGTGTCCTTCAACTTGAGATTCCCTATGAAATACGGCTGCTTCATCATCGACCTCCTACAAAAATGACCTCACGGGCCCGTACCTCTGTTAGCTCCCCGTGCTGACCCTCCCGGTTCATCAGCTCGCCCTGAACGATCACGTAGCCGCCCCTGGACAGCTTCGACTTGCAGATGCGAATCAGGTTCTCGACGTAGACGTTGATCTTCACCCAGACTGTGATCTTGTCACCGTTGCCGTAGCGGTCGGAAGCGACCGTGAACGAGAGCACGTCGGCGCCGCTGTTCATCGTGCCGAAGTTGACCTTCCCCACATTCCCCGAGAGGATCACACTGTTGACGCCTCTCATCGGGTCGCCCCCCGAACCGCCCGTAGCACGTCACTGTCAATCGTCGCGAGAACCGCGGAGACCGAGTCGAACCCGTGCTCCCACTGACCCTTCGGCGTCGCGTCCATGAAGGGCTGGAAAGCTCCCGGATAGCGTTTCATGACCACCTCTTGGACCTCGACCTTGGTCGCTGAGACTTTGCCGCACAGCGTCTTCTTGATGCCCTGCGGGCTCTGTTGAACCAGCGGGATCTGGAACTCCTCGACGATGTCCGCGAGGATGCCCCAAGACATCGCGACCTTTGCCGCGGCGCTCGCGTTTCGTGGCAGGGAGAGGGCCTCCGCGGCGAGGGCACGGGGCTGGAAGCCTACGACGACCTCGCGCAGCACCGAGGCGATCGCACGAGCGCGTCGGAAGTTGTCGTCGGACGCGAGCACGTTCCGCTTCTTCCCAGTTTTCTTCGTGCGGATCACATTGACCGCGACTACCTCTTCGCCCTCCGGGGTGAACCGTAGAACGGAGTAGCCGAAAGACGCGAAGCCGGGGTCGAGCCCGAGCACATAGACCTCACCGCTCACTCGCCACTCCTTGCCCTAGCCTGGATCTCGAAGATCCGAGACGTCATCACGATGGCGCCGAGGATCACGTCCGCGTCCTTGCACGACCAGAGCTTGTTGCCCTTGGCGCGCTGAAAGATCCTCCCCTTCGCCCTCTGGACGTCGAGGATCATCTTGTCGAGGTCCTCGCGTCGCCCCTTGCCCCACTCGGACTCGTAGAGCCAACAGAGCGAGCACATGGGGTAGTCCCCCGAGGGGGGTGCGGCTTCGGACGGTAAGAAGGACCACTTCGCTTGCCGCTTGTCGCACCGCTCGCAGGCCGTGTCCCACATGGCCTTCGGGAGCGGCCGGAGGTACTGGCTGTCAACGATCAGGGGCTTGTGGGGACTCATCAGTCGCCCCTTCCGAAGCACTCGTCCGTCACGAAGCAGGCCTTCGCGCGCTTGCAGCCCGAGTCACCGCAGATCCTCTCGGGGAGTTTCCCGTCGCGTACACCGTTCCAGATGCTACGGATCAACTCTTGGATGGACTCCACATGGTCCTCGTCGTACTCGATGTGGTGCTCGATCAGGGTGTCCTTGCCGTACCCGCCCTTGTTCCAATAGACGATCTTTCCCCACCTGCACCCGGTCAACCACATGTACGTCATCGCCTGAACGACATGGTCCATCTTCGGTACGCTCCGCACCTCCCAGGCGCCCCTGGAGCTAATCGACTTCCCCTCCAGGACTCCGGGCCCTTCGAGGGACGGGATGCGGAGGAAGCCGTCCGGATGTCCGGCGATGCGGAACTCCTCGTTCTTGAACCACTGCTCGACATAGATGCAGGTATCGGCGTTCTGCTCGGCGTCGCAGTTCGGACAGCGGTCACCTCGGAGGAGCTGTCGCGCGTGGAAGTCCTCGGGGAGCGGAAGCACCCACGTGTCCGCGCCGCCGCGCACGTGGCCGCACATGATGCAACGCCACCGCCCATGGATCGTGTGAGTTTTCGGGAGCACCCTATTCTGGAGGCCCCAGTGCAGCGAGTGACCGTGCTCGAAGATCATCATCAGGTCGGAAGAAATCGGGTCCTTGCGGACCAGCTCATCCACCGAGCAGATGACCTCCTCACGCGCGCACAGCCCCGCGAGCGCTGAGACTCGCAGCCAGGAGTCGGGCGTCAACATAGGCACCGCTCGATCCTCGAACAGTGCCTCCGCGATGAGGGGCTTCAGCGACCCTTGATCCAGCTCATGATTCGACCGCCCCATCGTCCGTCCTCTCTTCCTTCGTCCGTTTCAGCCGGCTCGTTGTCCGGCCCCTCATCCGTCGGCTGATCGTCCCGGGTGCCCGCAACGAAGGCCTTCGCACAGGCTACTAGCAGCCCTTCCACTTCCGTATCCGTAAACTCTTGCTCGCAACTAGGACAGAACCACCACGTCGCGTGGTGATCCCACTCCAGCATCTCTTCACACGCGCAGCACTCTAGCGCAATATGGAGCTTCCCCGAAGGGGTCGGGTCGAGGATGACCCTCAGACTGCCTCGGGCGTCCACCGCAAGGTCCCCTCGCATCTTCAACAGATCCAAGAGAAAGACCGGCTTACCCTTCGCCATCATCGCCTTCCTCTAGCTGAACGTCCATCAGCCGCTTCGCGATGTCCAAGGGGATCATGAGCCAGTCCTGAGCGTGCCCCCGAGGGTTCTCGAAGGAGATGACAAGCGCCGGTACCTTGTCCGTGCGCCTCGACGCACCCTTCGTCACCTTGGCCAACCAGTCCCGCTTCACGCCGATCGACTTCACGCCTTCCGAGACGCGCTTGTGCTCGACCAACATGTGCCGGCCCTTCAAGTCGCCGCCATCCGTCGTCTTGTCATGCGCAGACCAAGACAGGCCGCCGGAGCGGGGAAGGCGTTGACCCCCGAGTTTGGCCGCGATGCGGTCCTCCTCCCGCTTCGACTTCTTGTACCGGTCGTGGTTGGCGTCGAAGACCTTCGGTCGAGGGCCTTCGCTCATGCCGTCAGCACCGTCATCAGGGAGTGCCTATAGGTCTGCGCGAACTCGGCATCCTGGAGCAGCCTCTTCACGACCAGCGACTTGGCCCGGTACTTCTCGCCGAAGCACGTCCAGTTGCTCCCGTTCTTCTCGATCAGACCGATCTTGATTCCGATCTCGACCATCCGGGGCTCTTCGTAGATGTCGCCCTTCGTCTTGTGCTCCATGTCCGCGAGCACCAGCCGCCACTCCCCCTCCATCTTGGCGGGGGACGATTTGTTCTTCTCGACCCGAAAGGCCAGGTCTGTGTAGAGCGGGCGCCCCGTGACGTCGTCCATCTTGTAGGCCCTGGTCGAGCCGCCGTAGGTCTTCACCTCCGTCGTCGCACTGAACCCACTGGCCTTGCCTCCGGGCTGAGTTTCCGGGTTCCCGAACATCATTCCGATCTTCATTCGGATCTGGTTGGTGAACATGATGGTAGGGCGCCGCCCGAAGTGGTTGCCCATGTAGTTGAGCGCGGCCGTGAACTTCCGGATGCCCCGACCCAGCACGCGGGCCTGCTCCGCCTGAAGGGCCTTGCCCGAGGACTCCTCGATCTCCTTGGCCGGAGTGAGGAATGCAATCGAGTCGAGGACCAAGAAGTCGACCTCGCCCGAACGGAGGAGCGCCTCAGCGATGTCGAGCGTCTGCTCCGCGTACTCCGGAACAGAGAGCAGCACCTTGTCGGTATGGACCCCCATCGCACGCGCCCACTCCTGATCCCAGGTGCCCTCGACGTCGAGGTACGCACAGACGCACTCGCGGAAATCTCCGCACTCGCACGGATGCACCTCACCCTCCTCGTCAACGAACTCCCCGCTGCAACAGTTCGCGCAGAGCTTCTGGGCGCTCCCCATCGTCCGAGTACAGATCACGCTCTTGCCCGTGGACTTGTTGCCCCAGACGATGTTGACGCGGCCCGCAGGGAAGCCTCCCCCGAGAGCAGCATCCAGCTCGAAGATCCCCGAAGGGATACGCGGCACCCTCTGGATCTTCGCGTCGTCCGCACGGGTGAGGATGGCCTTTCCGTGCTTCTTCTGGATCTTCTTGAGAAGGTCGCTCGCGAGCAGCTTCTCGAACCGGTTTTGCTCCGCCATCAGAACGGGTCCTCTTGCTTGAGGTGCTTCCGTGCCTGGCCCCCAATGATCATCCTCTTCTCGGACTCGACCCGCTCCGTAGTCCACCGCTGAGCAAACTTGTAAGCGTCGGCAGCCTCCTCCAGGTAGCAGGGCACCTTGAGGCCGACATCGATCCGCGCGGACTCGTAGTTGCCAAGGTTGACTGTGAGCCCCCGAGTGAGGCTCACCTCGGCCGCCTCCACAACGAACGGGCGCACCGTGAGAACCTCGTCTTCGATCTCCTCACGCTCCGTCTTGTAGTAGCTGTTCTTGAACGACCGCTTGACGAGCACCTTCGTGGGAACATGCGTAACCGCCTCCAGCTCCTCGTCCGCCTTCGGAGCGTCGAGGTCCTCCAGGTTCTCCCGCCGTTCATCTTCGAGAGTTTTCGTCCCCTCCGGGACCACCTTAGCCTTCATCCATCAGCCTCGCTTCCATGAGCCGTAGCTCCGTCCATGCTTCCTTGATCTCAGAATAGAAATCCATCCACTCCGAGTGCCCTCGAACTCGTCCTCCCCGCTTCTCCAGGGCCTCCTGCACCGCCTGGATCATGTCGACCGTGTAGAGCCGGTATTGGATCCTCGATGCCAACAGTGGCGTGCGGGGTAGGTGCCCTCGCTTCTCCATCTGAGTCAACGCGACCACCGTCCGGCTGACCGCCTTGGCCAACGACCCGATCTTGAAGAGCTGAACCTTAGCCTTCGTACCGTCCGAGTACCGCACGGTGCGCACCACGTAGGAGGGCTTCACCTTGCGCTTCAACTTCTCCGGACTGAGTTTGCCCTGCTCCTGGAGCTGCTCGCGGATGCCCTCGACCATCTCGACGCTATAGAGGCGGTCACCCTTATTGGACCGGTACGGGGTCTCGGGAAGAATCCCGAAGCGCTCCCAGACGCGGATCGTGGAGACCCCTCTTCCGAGCACCTTGGCAAGGGCGCCGATGGTGAACATACAGCGCTTCACGCCGTCCACCTCGATCTCCACGGTCTTCCATGCTCCTGACGTCGCCATCTTCTTCGCCTTACGCTCGGCCCGCTGTTCCTGGGACCGCTCTTTGTTCCGCTTATTACGCGCCCGACGGTTCCAGCCTTGGACCTTGTCCCGGTAGGCGATGTCGCTCTGGTACCGGCTGCGCCGACGCGCGTTCAAGTCCTCGGCGTTGTCTTCATACCAGTCCTTGAAATACGAGTTTTTGTCGTCGGACACTGCCATTCCTTGTCTCATCAGGTCACCCGCTCATAGAAGCGCTCACGCTTCCGGCCCTGAGCCGCGAACATGGGAATCGTGTCATCCCGGAAGTCCACGACGATCGGGTCCTTCTTGCCCGGGTGCGGTCGTTGGATTCTACCGACAGCCTGCTCCACGTCGCTCATCGGAGAGATTAGAAGCAGGGTGTCGAGCGCCGGAATGTCGAGGCCCTCGGCAGCGTACTGAGACGTCGCAAAGATCACCTGCGCCTTAGCGGCCTCATCGTACTCCTGCTTCTTCCGGCCCCCGATGTAGAAGTCGGTCGTGGGCGGAGACCCGTACTGGTTCGGCCATGTCTTGAGAAGCCGGGCCTCGACCCTCTCCAGTTGCACGATGCGCTCGCTCAGAACGAGGCACTTCCGCCCAGCCGCAACCGCCTTGATGATCTGGTTAGCGATCGCATCGTTGCGATGGTTGCTCGCGCACAGGAACCGAAGGAGCAGGTTGCGGTTCGCCAGCCTCGGGTTGAAGCGATCGGTCTTCACGAGCTTGAACCGAGTCCACACCCTCTTGATCTTCGGAGTGAGCCTCTGCTCTTTGCCGACGAACAACACGGGTCCCAGGTGATTCCAGAAGACAGGGTCCGCCCCGTCCTTGCGCCTCGGAGTCGCGCTGAACCCCAGCCGGTACTTCGCGTGGAAACGCGCGGGCACAGGCGCCCACGTGCGCGCACCGATGCGATGGCACTCGTCCACGATGATCAGCCCCGGCCAGCGATAGAACTCCTCGGGGTAGTTTCGCGAACCCAGCGAGTGAACCATCCCCAGAACGACGGTCTTGTCCTGGAAGTCGCACTCGTCCTGTTGCACACGCCCGACACGGGCGTCCGGTAGGAAGGCCGGTAGGCACTTCTTAGGGTCGGGGTCCTGGACCCCTTGGATGCGCTCGATCCACTGGTCCATCAGGAACTTCTTGTGGACGACCACGAGCGTTGGAACTCCCAGCTCCGCCGCGATCGCGAGCGCCGTGACCGTCTTTCCCCAACCGGGCTTTGCTTGGACGATCCCACCGAGCTGCCCTGCCCGGAAGCGCCGAAGCACCTCTTCGAGCGCGGTCTTCTGCTCGGGTCGGAGCTGGCCCTCAAACTCGGCAGGGTGCCAGTGCTTCGAGCCCCTGGTCACATCCCACTTTACGGAGTGGACCGGGCGCCGATGCTGAAAGAAGTACTCGCGCGCGATGCCGAGGTGCGTCTCGTCCTCGGTCCACAAGGGGATGGGCTCAGGGTCCTCCTTCTGCTCCTCCGACGTGCGGCGCGGCTGCACCGTGAGCGTATCCTTGAGGCCCACGATCTGCCGCGGGGTCAGCTCCGCCTTGGGCAGCCAGGCCCAGCCATTGACCAGAACCTCCATCAGGGGCCCTCAGAAGCCCCCAGAGAGCCCTTAGGGAACCCCTCGCGCACTTCGGCCAGGGCACGCTCTCGCTCGGCTCTCTCGGCCCCCAGGAGCCCGTAGCCGGCGATGTCGCGGTAGGGGCTCTCCCCCATCGCATCCCGGTCCGTCGCAATCCGCATCATCTTGTCCCACACGCGCACGATCGCGAGGGCGTCTGAGTACTGGTTGGACCGGATGCCGTCGGGGTAGAGCAGCCTCAGCGCTTCACCCGCGGTTGAGAACGAGTTTCCATAGGCCTCGTTCTTCTGGGCGACCAACTCTCCAACCTCCTTACCCAGTCGTCGGAACTCTTCGGGGTCAGGCTTCATCATCTTTCTCACAACTCGATCTTCCTTCCGGTCTTCTTGTCGAAGTCCTCTTGACGCTGGAACTCCACCTCACCGCAGATCGCCTCGAACCAGTGTTCGGGCGGGACACTCTTGGAGTCCTTCTGCATCCAGCGGTAGCGAATGACTCGGCGCTTGTTCCAGAGCGGGTCCTCGACGCCCACATCCATCCGGCTCTCTTCCAGGTAGATGCGGACGAAGAGAAGTTTGGGCCGCCGCTCAGGTGCCGGAAGAGCTGGTCGTCGCGCTCGGTGCGGCATCGGCCTCTCCGTTGACGATCTCGTCGTTCTTCACGAGGTCCTCGTCGCGGAACGCGACAGAGACCTCCCGCGCCTGCTCCATGAACAGCAAGTCGTCGCCGTCATGCGCTCGCACGACGTCGTTGAGCGCCATACGTGAGTCCGCAATCGCGTGGCTGGTTGCAACGTAGGCGTGCTCGATTCCCCGACTGGAGCCCCTGTAGGAGAGCGCCTGGCCCTGAGGGATCGCATAGGTCTGTGCGACCGCCTGCGCGTCGAGGTCCTGACCGAGGAAAACGAACTCCCAACCCTCGGTTTGCTGACGCTCGATCAGCGTCTTCAAGTTGTGGAGTCCCTGCGGGCCCGCGAACTCCTTGGACTGGTTCTCCTGCCCGTCCGTGAGCACCACAACGACCACCTTGTGCGGGCGCTCCGCCTCCGCCATCGCCCGGTGCCGCTTCTGAGCCTGGAGGATGGCTGAGCCGACCGCGTCGTTGAGAGCCGTCATACCGTTCGGGACGTAGAACCCCTCCGAAAGCTCAGGCGCATCCTGCACGTCGAGGCCTTCGTAGTCTGTCTGGATGTCGCTGCCGAACTGAATCAGCGTGATCGTTGCCTTCCCCTCCGCCTCCTTCTGTTGGTGCAGGAAGGTGTTGAATCCCTCGATCGTCGAACTGACCTGGTTCGCCATCGAAGACGACTTGTCCACCACCATCGTGATGTCTGTGTACGCCTCAGCCATTGTCCATCTCCTTTGCGACCACATGGTCGCTCTCCGGTGCTTCTCCGAGCAACGCCTTCCCGCAGTGCGGGCAGTGCGTCATCTCCAACTTCTTCTGCTTGAGCTTCTCCTGCCGACGATACTCCCGCATGTACTCCGCATGGCACTCCTTGCAGTACCGGTGCTTGAGCCGCTGCGGGCGCTTCTTGCACCTCACACAGGGCTTCTGATCTGCTTTCACGTGCAACACCTACATGAACGAGTTTTCAGTATACCCGAAGCCCCCGGGCGCACGAAGCGGCCGGGGGCTACAGGTTCGTCTCAGAACGGCACGTCGTCCTGCGCCGCCGTTCCGGAGGAAGCCCCGTTGGACTTACTCCCTCCGTCCGAGAAGGACGAGGAGTCATCATCGGGCTCGACCGCGCCGAGGTGCAGTCGAGCGTCCTTCGGCGACATGGGCTTGAGGACCTCCATGTAGTTGAAGGCGGGAACGATCCTCGGGAGCTTCCCGTTGTCGTCCGGCTTGATCTGGAACCAGCTCTGGACGCGCTGCATCACCTCCGCCTTCTCCTCGGCCTCGTCCCAAAGATCGGCCAGCTTCTTGCCGCGGTAGCGAACGAAGTTGAAGAGCTTGTCCATGTCGACGTCGCGCTTGAACTCCCACTCGTCACCACAGGTCGGCGAGCGATTGTCCTCCCGGTGGAAGTTCCACATGGTCCCGACGAGCGAGCCCTTGTCCTCCTTCTTCCGACGGAACTTCTTGAGCGACTTCATTTTGAGCTGAATGAGCCGCATCTCGTACTGGTGCTCGTTGCCCCGGTTGTCGGTCCACTTCGAGCAGTCGACCGAAGTGATGTACCCGCAGTAGTACCGTGAGTTTGGCCCGAGCACCTGGCAGCACACGACCTCGTCGTAGGCGTTGCGCAGACACGTCAGCCAGTTGCGGTAGTTCCCATTCATCTTCGGGTTGTGCTCGTGAACGCAGAAGGGGTCATCGTCCACCGCGACGATGTCCTTGCTCGCTCCCGAGGGGATCCACAGCCTGCCCGGCCCGCCTTGCGAGTCGAGCCTTTGCTGCTCCTTGTCCATCCCATCGAACCCTGTGTCATACCAGCTCATCGGTTACCTCTTTGCCTCATTGTTATTGGTTGGATCATCCGATCAGAACGGGTGCTCGGCAGCACCCGCTACAGCTCCGTTGGACTTCGAGGACTTCGTGCCCTCCCGGACCAACTCTCCGGTTTTTGCGTCGTAGGCATCCCCCGTCTCGGGGTCCTCGATCAGCTCGCGGCCCGCTCCAGCCTCCGCTGAAGCATCCGCTCGATCGCCTTCGGATCCGCCTTCGGGTACTTCTGCACCAGCATCATCCGAACCGCTTTTGGTGGAGGCACCTTCGGCCTCCCCACCTCCCTCGCTCTGCTGAGTTTCCTCGGCCGCGGGAGCAGCCGCCGCCTTGCCGTTCTTCTTGGCCGCCTCGACCACCTTCACAGCCGCCGCCTTGGCGACCTTGGACTCGTCAGCCTTCGGCTTCTCGGGGGCAGTCCCCTCGGAGTACTCCTCGACCTTCGGTGCCGCCTCGGCCGGCTTCTTGCGGGACTTGCGGGGCTTGCGGGTCTTCTTCTGGACCTTCCCATCCAGCCGCAGTCGATCGAGGAGCTTGACGACTGCCTCCTCGCACTTCGGGCACATGTCCTCGAACGCGAAGAGCACGTCCGTCTTGCGCTCATCATCGTCGTTCGCGGCGCCTCGGGTCTCGACTACGACCAGACCCTTCTGCTTGATCTTCGGGATCTCCTGGCCTGGCTTTAGGTGCTTCTCATCGAACACCTTCATGCACCTGTCACAGGTGCGGATCATCGTCGCTCGTACTGTCATCTGTTCCTCCTAGTGGCCCACCGGGCAAACTCATTGGCCATCACGGCAGAAAGCGGTCGTACCCCATGAGCTTTTGATTGTCAACCACTCAAATAGGATCGAGGATATCCCGCAACTGAAAGGGCTTTAGGCTGTCCGCGTCCTTGCCTCTTGGCATCTCCGCAACGTCGATCCGCTCAATCCGATCCACCAGCATCAGGCGGGCGATTTCCGCGGACTCGTATCCGGCCTTGTCTCCATCCGGGACGATGACCAAATGATCGAACCACTCCACCAGAAGGTCCGCCTGTTGCTTCGAGAGGTGCGAGCCCATACGCCCGAGGGGGTTCGGGTATCCGAGCTGCGCGAGGCGGATGGTTTGGAAAAAACCCTCCAGCAAGTAGCCCTTGCGGATCCCCTTGTTCAGCCGATGCGAGCCGAAGAGGACGCGGTTCCGCTTGAACGGGGAGTGCAGGTACTTCGGGCCCCATCCCGACTCATCGAACTTCCGCCCCGAGACCGAGACGAGCTTTCCTGTTTCGTCTCGAATCGGGATGCAGATCCGGCCCTTCAACCGGTGCCACCCTAGTTCCCACTCCGCGATCGTCAGCTCGTCCAGGGCCCGACCTTCGACCCCGTTGATCTTGTCGGGTGTCCGCTTGAGGTACTCCCGCACGTGGTCGGTCAGATCCTTGATCATCCTCTGGAGCACCTCGTCCGGGACCTCAGGTTGGGGCTCGTCGTTCGGATGGACGAAGTTGCTGTGCCGGTCGAAGCTGCTCACATATGTACGCGCGTGGACGACTCGGCCCATCAGGTCCTTGTCATCCGGCTTGCGGTCGGCGTTGGCCTCTAGCCAGTCCACTCCGATCTGGTCGTGCTTCAGGAGGAACGCCGACGCTCGCTCTACGTCCTTCCCGCGCTCGATGGAGAGTTTCCAAAGGAGCTGGTGGAGGATCTCCGTGGCGTACCCGCAGCCCTGACAGCGGCAACCGCTACTGTCACCCGATCGGATGCTGATCGCGAATGAGGGTTGCTTGTCATGCCCTCCTGAGTGTCTGTACTCCAAGGGGCAAGTCGACCTCACCCAGCCCGCACCTACGCTGATCTTCCTGCACCCGATGAGCTGCAAGAACTCCTGAGCCTTTCCCGCGTCCATTCATCCTCGCTTCGCCTTCTTCGCGCGTGGCACGCGCGCTCTCGTCGTCCGTCTCTTCGCTACCCGCGCCCGTCGTACCTGATCCTGCTTCTTCCGCGCCTTCGGTCCCGGCTTGCTCGACGCCGCGGGGAGACCGCTCACCTCGTTCATCGCACCGCTGTCGACCGGTTCCTCTTCCGCCTCCGAGATCAACGAATAGAGTTTGTCCCACTCCTTCGTCTTGGTCTTCGACCCCACCTCGCTCCGGTGCTTGGCGTCCGCCTTGTGACCCTTCACCGTCATCTTGATCTTGGAGGGCTTGCCCTTCTCAGAGCCCTTCCTGAGGAAGCCATACTCGGTGAGTCGGTGCCTCGCGATGTCGAACGCCCCGATCGCCTTCTCCAGGGTGCTGGCACCCCTTACGTCCCCGCTCTTGTAGATCGCGAGCGCCACATGCCTCACCAGAATCGGAATGTCACCAGAAGCCATTAGAACGGCACGTCCGCATCGCTCGGCTTCTTGTCGTCATCACCGAAGTCGAGCGCTCCAGTCCCGAAGGGGTCGTCCTCATCCGAGCTTGTACTACCGCCCCCACCTCCACCCCCACTTGTGCCCGAAGGGATGGCAGGCCCGGGACCGCTCGGGCCCTTCGGCAGCTCATCGAAGTTCATGACCTCGAAGTCCCACCAGGTCTCGACCTCCTCGCCGGACCCCTCTCGGAACTTCATCGGCTTGAACAGCATCCGCCGGTCCTTCTTCATGTCCTCGGACTGGAGGAGCGCATAGATCAAGTCCGCGTTCCAGCCTGCGGCATCCGACATAGCGATCTTCTCGACCGACGCGGAGTTGACCTTGTCCTGCTTCACCTGACGGTTGAACTGCGTCGAGCTGACGACCGGGATCCCGTTCCGCTTCGCCACGCGCTTCAGCTCGTCGAAAGAGTTGGCCGCCTTCTCGAAGCGCCCGTCGCCCGAAGTACGCAGGAGGTACGCACCATCCACGAAGAGGATGTCGGGCTCGGCGTACTCGATGGCCGCCTCCAAACTCTCGATGCGGAAGTCGAAGTCACCGCCGATGATGTCGAGCCCCTCCGCATCCTGAATCGCTTCCAGCCCATCGCGCATCTTCTTCTCGGCGAAGGCATCGAGACGGCCGCGACGGAGGTCGTTGTAGGCCAGCCGGTAGTGAACCGCGACCCAGCGTTGGAGGATCTTGATACGACTCATCTCCGTCGTCGCGAAGAGGACCTTCTTCTTGCAGACGTGCCAGGCGTAGTTCGCGAGCAAGACCAGCGTCCAGGTCTTACCGACTCCCAGACGTGCAACGAAGAGCACGAAGTCCTCGGGCCAGAACCCTAGCGTCGCCTCGTTGATGGTCGGCCACGGCGTGAGGATGCCCGTCTCGCCCGCCTTGAGCCTGTCGTAGTAGTCCAGGAACTCCGGCGCGAGCGAGGGCAGGGCGATGGTCTTGGCCTGACCCGTGTCGAGTTTCCGAAGCTCTCGCAGCCCCTCCTCGTAGGCCTGGTACGCCTGCTTCGGATCGCGCGCCTCGTAGTGACCGATGATCTCCTTGAGGTACTTGCCCAGCTCGCCGTGGAGCTGTCGATTCAGGATCTCATCGATGAAGAAGAGCGGCGGCGCCGGAGGAGGGTCCGGCAGCTTCACGTTGGTCTTGCCGTGGACCATCCCCGGGTCCGGGATCGCCTTGTAGTCGCGCACGTACTCGCGCACGAACTTGTAGGCAGTCAGCCCCTCGCCTTGGAGCAGGTCCTCAGGAACCTTCTCCAGCGCGTCCCGCACCGCGTCCTGCCCACCCTTCAGGATGGACGCCACGAAGATCAGATCGAGGTCCATGCCTCAGCCCCTCGATCGGTCAGTCGCCGAAGACGGCGCGACGTAGGTTGTTCTGCCGCTGCTCGTGCCGATTCGGCCCCTCGACTGGGAACTGGACCAGGTGCCCCTGACTGGCATCGAGCAAACTCCGGAAGGGGAAGCGCTTCAGCTCCTTGAACCCGAGCTGAGTCGTGATGAGCGTCACGAGGTGCTTGTTCCCCCGATAGCGAACCAGCTCCGCAGCCTCCTTGAGCCCGAACCACTTCTCCTGAGCGTCCTCCTCGCGCATCCCGTCCAGCACCAGGACATCCACCCGCTGACAGCGTCCCAGCATCGAGGTCTCGTCGTCGAACATGATCTTCGATCGGACCATCTCCCGCAGCTCCCAGAACGAAGTGTAGTAGGCCGTGTAGCCGCGCGACCGTGCCTCCTTCACGACCAACGCCGCGATGGCGCTCTTGCCCACCCCGCTCTTGCCCGTGACGAACAGCCCCACCCCTTGCTGGGCCATCTGGTCGATTCGCCGCAGATACCGGGCAACAGCCGGGCGGACAGCCTCGGGAGCTTGGTCCACGCGGGTGCGCCAGAACTCCTCCGGCAGGTTCATCCGCCTCAGGTCCTCCGCATCGAGCTTCCGTTTGAACATCGCCGTACTCATTTTCGCATCCTTCAAGCATCAGGACCCTACGATTCCGAGGGCCTCTAGCTCCTTCATCGCCCGCTGATACCTCTCATCGAGATCTCCAGGTGCGTTTAGCGAGTAGGGGTTCTCCCTAGTCCAGGCCTCCCATTCGGAGATCGTTTGCTCGTGCTGTGACCACTTCTGCGCCTCGATGACCAGCGTCTCGTGGAGCTTCAAAACCATCCCGATCGTGGGGTGGCTCGCCCGCCCTTTGAAGATCCGCTCGTTGATTCCGTTCCAGTTTGCTACCACATAGCGTAGCGCATCGAGAGCGATCTGCACGCCGTATTTGTCCTGCAACTTCCGGGCTTGACCGCGCTCCTTCCCGCCCCAGCGGGCGATAGTCAACGATGGTAGGTCCCTCTCCATCAGCTCGTACCAGAGCTGTTCCAAGGCCCGCACTCCCGGATCCCTCGGACCCTTGCTTGCCAGGTTCTTCTGCCGCTGCTCCTGCACCTCCGCAGCCTTCAAGCGCTTCTGCGTGTTGGCCGAGACCTGCGCCTTGGCCCTCTCCGCGGCTTCCTCAGCGATCTTCTGGGACTTCGTCAGGCGCCTCCGAGCTTTCGGACGAGCGGCCGGTTTTGCGGCCCCTTCTCCTGGGTCTTCGCCCGAGGAGTCCTCTCCTTCACTCCCGAGGGAGGGAGTGTCCTCGAAGACCTTCGGGCGCGGAGGAGGCTTCGGGGGTTTTCTCGCCCGAATACGGCCGGAGCGGGTAGCTCCGGCAGTGTGATTCTCTTCTTGTGAGTTATTCTCTTCTAGTGAGTCTCTTCTAGAGAGGACAACCTTGTCCTGTCCGGATAGGACAACCTTGTCCTGTGGTCCCCCTGTACCTGAGGACAGTTCTGTCCTGTGCTCATCCGGGGGACTCATCGGTGATTCATCGTCATCGATGACATCGCCCTCGTGCTGCCAGGGATGGTCCAAAAACTTGTACTTGTTGGGGAAGTTCTTGTTCCGCCGGTCTTCGACGTGAATGAGCCCGTGCTCGCGCAGCTCAGCCACGTAGCGCCTCACAGTGCGCTCCGAGAGACTGCCCAGCTCTCGGGCGAGGGTGTCTTGCCGGGGGTATGCGACGCCCTTCTGCCCCGCGTACTGAGCGAGGCGGGCGTAGAGCAACTTCGCCTGTGCGGATACCTCGTGGCGGCACAGCAACCAGTTCGGAACGAACGATCCGACGTACCGGCGCCAGGGGTTGATGAAGCGCTGGCGCTCGCTTCGAGTTTTCTCGTCAGACGGTTTCAATACGGGCCTCCCGGCCCGCATAAAGAGCGGGCCTTCTAGGGGTGCCCACCCGGTGAATCGAGGACTCCCAACATGCGGTGACCGACGCTGTGACGTCGATCTCCTTGGCGGGCAGGCCCTTAGGCCAAGCTCTCAGGTCCTCGTACCGGAACCCCTAGAAGGCCCGTGAGGTCAGAATCGTAGCACAGTAAATGACGCATGTTGAGAGTCTTCGGTTCGCCGGGGGTGGGCACCTGGTCGAACTGGATGGACGATGTTGTTACGACGACATGACCTCCTGAGTCAAGCCCGTATCCGTGGAGTTTTCGCCCTCCGCACGATCTTCGCTGCCCCCCTCCTCAGGGTCGAGGCTCCGAAGCGCTCGTTCCGACGCTGGTAGGGTGCCGCAGTGGGGAGTCCCCGGTCGGCACCAGTAGGCGTTCTCCGTCTCCCCGCAGTCGAGCCGCTGGAGTTGACGACGCCTCGCGATCGGGGAGTCGTTGCAGCCGTTGACCGGGCGGTTGCGGCCGAGCACCTCGCGGATGGCTCGTCGGCGCTCGGGATCGCATCCCCACGCGATCGGGCGCGAACCTGAAGGGCACGCCTGGATGTGGTCCTTGCCATCCACGATCGCCTCGGCGGCTCGCACCAGGTCCTCGCAGTGGCCCTGGTAGCTGACCCACTGCGCGTAGGGGGACCCTCGGCGCGTTCGCTTGGGCCACTCGGTGGGCTGCTCGCAGTCGACAGTGATCGAACGGACCCACGCCCCACGGCGACCCACGGGCGGGAGATTTCCAGTCGCTCTCGGGGAGTTGCGCCAGAGGCCTGCAAGGGGAGGCGCCCGACGACGGGTTGAACGGGGGTCACGACAGGAGACGTGGACGTTGTTCTCGTCGAGGCAACCGCGGGTAGCCCGGGCCACCTGCCATATCGCCTTCATGCCGATCTCGTTCGCCCAGCCCTCCTCGCTGATCGCAACACGGAGTAACGCCTCGATGGTGCGCGCTCGCAGCTCGTCCCGATCGGTAGGAACTGGGAGACGACCCTCGCGAAGGCGTTGGGTGCGCCGGGCGCCGGCAGTGCTCGCAGCGATGTTGGCCGGGATGGTCGCAGCCGCGGGAAGGGGCTCTCCGGCTTCGGCCTCTTCGGTGAGGAAGTTTTCGTCCTCGTTGGGAGACCCGTCGCGCGGACTCCCGGACTCGGGCAGGAACTCGGACTCAACGGGGTCGGCTGACTCGATGGGCTGACACGCGCAGAGAAGCGCGGCGATCGCAACGGCGACAGGTCTCATACGAACCTCCTATAGGCCGGTCCCAGGATCGAGCGCGAGGGCGCAAACGAGATCCGAGCGGCTATGTGGTATGAGCCCGGAGCCTTACTCGGATCGGTCACGAGCGCAACACCTTCCCGAACGCCTTCATCATGTCGTTGGTCAGCTCGCCCTTGCGCCACGCCCTGTAGATCTTCAGCCCCGCAGAACGAGCGTTCACGCACGTCTCAGCGGTCTCCTGGAAGATGTCGATTCGGTCCTCCAGTTCCGCGATCTCCGATGCGCATCGCTCCAGAGCTTTCTCTACCCAAGCGTCGGTGGCGTGAAGATCTTCAAGGCGCCGTCCGGTCTCGACGAAGTGTCGGATGTCCTTGAACTCCGACTCGCTCAACACGATCAGCTTCATCGATTCCCGTCCTCCTTCCATCAGCCTCGCAGGGCTGAAGCAGGCGTCCACCTTCTCACATAGCGAGGGATAGTCAAGGCGGTTTCGAGCGCGTCCGGCGCCGTACCTGAATACGCTTCTCAGCGTTCTCCAGGAGGAACGCGAGCAGCTCTTCTTGGATGTCGATCGGGACGAACAAACGGTTGGTCGTTCGACTTGATCCGGAGGCCTTCCTGGAGGCGGACTTCTTCCATTTACGGGCCCTTGTTCCGCGCCTGAGTTTGAGCCCTAGCACCGTACAGGCGTTGCGGACCTTCGATCGGTCGAAGCCTGAGTACTTTGCAAAAGCGGAGAGGGACATGTCTTCGCGTTCAATGCGCAGATCGAGATCCCGCGCTCGCTCGTAAAGGGCCCTACCGGATCGACCCAACTCTCGACCCATGACCTCCAAACTGCGCACACCCCAGTGCTTCCAGAGGTAGTGATCCTCTTCCTCGGTCCATCGGCACCCATGGCGCTCGACCTTCGAGCGGTTCCTCTTTCGAGCGACGACCGCTTTCTCGACTCGTGTCGGCGGCGGGGGCGGCTTGGAGGCGTTCTTCCGCTCATGCCGCTTCCAGAGCGCGGGGTAGCGTTTGCGGAACTCTTCGTCAGTGAGGCTGAACCTGTCTCCCATATGAGTTTCCGTAGAGCGGGGCTCCAGGTCTGACCAGCCCCCTACCCCTCGTCACGACCACGTGGTCGCAGGCGCTTCACCACGTACCAGACCCCGTTGAGGACCTCGACCAGCACGAACGTCGCGACGAACGCCCCTGCGAGCGCCGGCAGCGCGACTCTTGTGTATTCCCAAAGGCTCATCAGTACAGGTCCTCTCCGTCCCCCTCCACGGCGTCCAGCGCCTCGGTAGTCGAGTGCTGGAGGGGGGAGTTGCGAATGATGCTGAGGCTTCGATGGGTTGTCGAGACCACGTAGATGCGTTGGTCGTCACGGCCGACCTGACCGAAGAAGACCTTGAGCCCTTCTGGGCCAAACGGTCCTGCGATGCTGCCCTCGTCGCCTTCGACGAAGTAGAGCTTGTTCCTTCGGATCGGGCGCCCGGTCATGAACGCCTGAGGGTCGTAGAGGTAGTAGCGGGTCCGCCCGTCCTTGGTCTGCTTCGAGCGGATGAGGGGGCCTATGCCCGAGTAGACGACTCGCAGGGTTTCCTCCGCGACTATCCACGTTGCCAAGGAGGGCTCACCCCCGGTGGAGCCGATGGCGATCTCCGTCTTCCGATCGCAGCAACCGCACAACCCCTTCGGCCCCTCGTAAACGAGCGGCCGGGCCGCACGCCTGCCACTCATGGCGATCTCAGATAGTCCACGAAGGACTGCGAGACGAGCTGCACGAGCCCTTGATTGAGATTGCGCCCTCCCATGAGGCGCCAGTACCTCGTCCCTCCGAACATCCTACGCATCATGGCTGGAGAGACCTCGCCTCTCACCCCTCCCCGAGCCGAGTCCGTACCGATCATGACGCCGGTGACATGGATGCCCAGCCTTCGCGCACGGTACACCTCCGTGCGCACGAAGTTGATCAGGGCCTTGGTGCTGGACAGCCCTCGGGTCGAGACGTGGGTCGGGAAGCCGTCGGAGATCACGATGAGCTGCTTCACCTCGTTCCCCTCTTGGAGGAAGTTCGCAGCCACACGCATGGCGATGTGCAGTGGCGTGAACCCCTTCACGCGGCTCTTCGACGTGTCGAAGACCTCGACCCCCTTCTCGAAGCGGGTGATTCCGACTTCGTTTCTGCCAAGGCCCTGAAACCCCCAGATGCAGGTCTCGACGAACGGGAAGTCGAGCGCACGGGAGACGATTCGACAAGCTCGCTCCGCCTGCTTCGTGCGAGCCCCCGACATCGAGGAGCTGCGGTCGATCAGGACGAGCGCCTTGAAGCCCCGACCGGAGCCCTCCGACTTGAAAACGGGCAGCGCGGTGTGGGTCAGTCGGCGCTCGATGTAAGCCGGTATGTCGATCGCCATGCCCTGGTGATCGAGCACCGATTTCCTCCGGCCCATGACGCGGATGAACATCGCGCACAGTCGCCGCACCGTGTCCTCATCCTCGACCGACATGCGGACCTCCGTCGTGATGTCTTCAGGCCGGATGTCAGTGAAGGTCACCTTGGCGAAGGCTTCGCGCCGAATGCGGTCGTCTTGGATCTCGACGTTGGCGGTCGCCGTGCGCACCCGATGGATGATCTCCCGCATCTTCGCGCGGGACTGTTCGAGCTTGCGTTCGAGCTGGTCTCCATCCTTGACCGAGGCGTCCATCGCACGCTTCGCCTTGCGCTTTGCTTCCTGCTCCGCCCACCGGTTCTTGTACTTGGATTCCTCGAAGTCATCGAAGCGCTCACGGAGCTGGCGCGGGGCTGCTCCGAGCTGGTCCACCATGCTCTGGAGGGCCTCTGTGCGCTCATCCGCGCTGGCCTTCACCTCGGGAGGCTGCCAGGGACCCTCTCCGTGGCCTCCAGGGCCGTCCTCGTCCTCCTGAGCGGTATCCGGGTCTGATAGAGCCTGGGAGCCCTCAGAGCCGCTCTCAGGGGGCCCCAGGCCCGGTGCCGGGCTCGCACCGTCGAAGGAGTCGCCGTCCTTGGGCGGCGGTTCGCCCCGGCTCTGCCGAATGACTTCCGACACAAGCATCGTGACCAGCCACTTGGCCGTGATCAGCGTCGCCGTGAAGTCCCGCAGGTGGACCTTGCGAAGAGCCTCCCGGAAGTAGGGCTCGAATCGCCGGAGCTTGCCCTCTCCCGGGTCGTGGCCCCCCGCGATTGCCGCGAACTGGCTGACTAGGTTCTCGTGTGCGTGCGGGAGCTGCGTCTCCGTGTCCGTCGCTGCCATCTCGCGAAGGCGTCGCTCGGAGCCGCGGTAGAGCAAGCCCCAGAGGGAGATCACCCGCTCGTCTTCGAGGATGCCCACGAAGAGGTTGAGTGCGACTCGCAGCGATCGACGATTGAGGTGGACTTCGCGCCGCGCAGCCACGAGGGTAATCTTCCTGGAGTACTCCTCGACGAAGAGCGCCTTGGCAGTGGGATCGGAGCCGAACAGCGGGTGACTGATTTCGTGCTCCACGAGGGTGTACATGTCGGGGTCCCTCATGGGGACCTCGATGACCCACCCGTTCGTCTTGGGGACTGACCCGTCCTTCAAGTAGAGCTTTCGGCCGGTGATGCCCGCGAAGATCTCTACCGTCTTGTAGGCCAGCGCCTTCTCGGACGCGCCTGCCATCTCAGAAGGTCGACTTCGCGCGCTTGAGGAACACGTCCCGGTCCTGGCCCTCGAACTTGCCGCTCGCCAAGCGCAGCGCCGTGTCCAAGTCCGAGGCCTCGATGTCCTCGATGATCTGCACCACGTCGCGCGTGGACAGTGCGTAGTCGAGGCTCTTCTGCCGAGTCTCGTGCGCGAGCGTGAGGATCGACTTGATGGTCGCCTTCGGAACCGTCGAGGCCTTTACGACCTCCGCGATGATCGCCTCCTCAGCTTTCTTGGTCGGGTAGTTGAGAGGGACCATTCGGAAGCGGCTCTTGAGGTCCTCGTTCAACTCGTACACGCCCCCGTAGACCGAAGTGTTCATCGTGCCGCAGAGCCAGAGCCGCGCGTCCTCACGCAGGCGGAAGACCTTGCTGCACTCCGGCACCTCGATGCGTCGCCGGAAGTCGCCGAGGGGGTTGAGCACCTTCTGCATCTGCGGTGTCAGGGCGTTGATCTCCTCAAGGCAGAGGATGCACTCCCCCCGCTCGTTCGCGATCTCGATCGCCGTGGTCAGGGGTCCGAGCACGAACGGCGTCTCGTCCCCGCGCAAGATGTAGTTCCCGATCAGGTGGCTACGCCGCACGTCCTCCGAGCAGTCGAACGTGAGGATCGGGCAACTACGCTGCGCAGCCCATGAGGCGATGCTGAGCGTCTTCGCGATGCCCTTCGGTCCAACCAGGATGACGTTCGCCCGGAACGCGAGCTTGTCGAAGATCGGATAGAGCTGGTTCGTGTCGATGTAGGTCAGGGAGGTGTCGGGCGTGAAGTCCTCCGCCTGGAGCCGTTCGATGGTGATCACGGTCGCACCTCGTTCTGGAGCATGAAGTGGGTGAAACGGCCCGTAGCCTGCGAGGCCTCTGGTTGGCACTCCCAGTCGTCTAGGTGGTCGATGTTGCCCTCCCCGTCTCGATGGATCTGCGCGGTGTAGTAGGCACACTCACGCTCGCGCTCGTAGTGGACCATGATCACCTCGATGCGATTAGGGTGCTCGTCGAGGCGGCCCTCATACTCCTCAGCCATTTCGGCCTCGACGCGCTTCAACATCCAGGCCTCGCATCCAAAGACCACGGCCGCCGCGTCGGTCTTCCATGCGAGCAGCTTCAGGGCGTGCGCGAACTTCTGCTTCTCTTCCGGCTCAAAGGACCCCTGGGCCCCGAGGATGATGTGACGGGCCTGCCCCAGCTTCACCCTCCGGGTGGGGCTGTAAGGGGCGTGCCGGGCGAAGACGAAGCCGACGGGCTGCAACGACCCGTGCTCCAAGAGATTGCGTCGGAACTTGGGGAGGTACTCGTTCTTCATCATGTCATCGAGGAGGACGATCGGGAAGTCATCCCCGAGGAGGCTGGGGAAGCCCTCCCAGTGAGTCCAGGAGTCCTCCCCCTTCTGCTCGGCCTTTGCCGCGAGCAGGGCTGTGAGGAGCTGGACAGGGTTGGCGTCGTCGGGGATCGGAACGCCCGCAGCGCGGAGAGCTTCGATCATCTTGAGGAGGTCCGGGGTTTCTTGGTCGGTCATGACTTACGACCCCCCTCCGCGGTGGAGCGCTTTGCTCGCGGCTGCACGTCAGGCAGCTTGTCTTCACCAGGACCGAACGCCTCGTCAAGCACCGTCTCCAGGTCTGGGTCGGGCTTCACACGCAGGGCCCATGTGACCTTCTTGATCTTGTCTACGGCCTTGGTGTTGAGCTTGCCCAAGTTGATCAGGTTCTCGATCTTCGAGGGGTCGAGAACCGTCGTCGTCTTCTTGGTGTACGCCTGGTCCAACTTCAGACCAGCCGTCTCCATGAGCGCTTTGAACTTGTCGGCCTCCGGCAGCTTCGCCACGCGCTTCTCGCGCAGCACCAGATGTCGGCCCACGTAGAGTCGCTGCCCGCCCTTGTCCGTGTCCTGACCGAACTCCGCGGCCTCCTTGAGCAGCACAGCTCGAATCTCGTCCAGGCGCTTCGCGATGAAGTCGCCCGCACAGCGGAGCAGTGTCCAGGCTTGGAGGATCTCTTCCTCGCCCATGTCTCGTAGGTCGCCGGTCATCGCGTGCCCCGTTACCAACGGGTGCAGCTCAGCGTCCATCCATTCTTCGATCGCTTCGTACATGTCTGTCTCCTTCGGACTCGTCGAGCCCGACCTGATTCCTTGTCGTACCAAATAGTCTCCGGCTAGTCAATCCTCCCGCAGTTTGATGAGGACTCGCCGCCCGTCCATCAGCCCGATGGCTGAGAACAGGTTCCGGATCGCTGAGATCGTCCGCCCCTTCCTTCCGATGACTCTCCCTCGGTCGGCTGGGAGGACATCGAGCGTGAGCGTGAGTGTCTTGTACGTCGGGTTGTCCTCGCGATGGACCTTCACCTCCGCTGGGTGGTCTACCAGCGAGCGGGCGACTTCGAGGAGCAGGACGGAGTCCTCCAGGGGGAGGACCTTCGGCATCTCGATGATTTTTCTACGGACGGACATTGTGGAGATTTCTCAGGTGCGCCTTGATCAGCTTGCAGTGGTCGAAGGCCCGGCAGTCCCAGCACGAGTGAACCCCTTGCCGGGCCTTGCACATCTCGACCTTCTGACGGCATTCCTCGCGCTCGAACGCAGGACTGCCGGGCTTGAGTCCAGAGGCTTCGAGGTCAGCCCGTAGCTGCTCCAGCTCCCGGCTCACTAGCGGCGGCTCGCTTCAGCTCGGAGAGCACCGCGTTGGGAGAGTCCACCGCCTGCGCGAAGCACGCATGGTGCGCGAAGCCCCAGAGAGCCCGCTCGCCGAAGCCCCGAGGCTTCATCGCCCCTGTGGAGATTCGGTAGGCACGCTGCCTGGCTCGGATTGCCTTCCCACACACGACACATCGTTTCGGTTCGTCCACGGGATTGACTATACGGGGCATAGCTGCCAGCCACAATGCGTCTCATGTAGGGATCTCCCGTCCGAGCTTGGCCAGCACCACCTTCATGTCGGTCCAGGCCCGGGCCTTCATCTCTGGCTTCCTGAGCAGGTAGGCCGGATGGTACGTCGCGCGGACGGGGATTCCATCCCAGGTGTGCCAGGCCCTTCGCAGGTCGCCTACCCCCGAGGACGTCTGGAGGAGCTGGCGACAGGCGGTCGAGCCCAGCGCCACGATGACCTGGGGCCGGACCGTCCTGAGCTGCGAGGCCATCACTGGCCAGCACGCTGCAAGCTCAACCTTCGAGGGGTTCCGATTGCCCGGGGGTCGGCACGCCACGGAGTTGCAGAGGTAGACCTCGCCCCGCGCCAGTCCCATCGCCTCGATCATCTTCGTGAGCAGCTCTCCCGACGCGCCAACAAAGGGGTGGCCCGATTCGTCCTCCGCTTTGCCGGGGCCCTCGCCCACGAAAGCGATCGGAGGCCCCTCGCTGTTGCCTGAGCCGAAGACGATCTTCGTGCGCCCTTCGTGCAGGCCGCACTTGGTGCAGCCGTACACATGGGTCTCGTAGATCACCTGCAACGCGATGAGCCCAGGAAAGCTCTCCAGCACCTCCGCGGTGGGTGCGGTGGTCAGCTTCGGTTCCGGGGTCATGGGATCTTGAATCCGAACTCTCGGGCCATGCGTTCCTTCTCCGCTTCCACCTCCTCAGGCGATAGACCCTTGAGCCGGTCGATCAGTTCCTCCAGCCGAGCTTTGACTTCGGGGCTCCCGACCTTGAGCACGAGGGCATCCCCTTGCCGCTCGATGTGGTGCCCAATCAGCTCCAGGGCCAGCTCATCCCCGGGCCGCTCCTGGAGAGTCCCCTCGACGAAGGCGTTGAACATCGTCGCTGCGCACGTGTAGGGGTTGTCATGGAAGGACCGCTGACCGTGCTCGAAGACGATGCGCCTGACGCGCTCTTCGGGGCAGTCGTTCGCGACCAGCTTCGCGCGCAGCCAGCCCCCTGCGCACCAGGCATCCTGGAACGGCGCAAGGGACTTGAGGAACGAGGGGACCTCCGCATCTACGAGGTCCTCCAGCAGCCTCTCTCGGTCGGGCTCGACCTCTTCGACCACCATCTCGGTTGTGTAGGTATTCATCGCTTCTTGCTCCTTCGCCGATCCTTCGGCGATGTCATCTTCGGGTGTGTGCAGTGGAGGTAGTCGTCCTCGATCACGATCACCTCATCCTCGATCGCGGCCAGCTCTTCGAGGAGCACCTTGAGGATCTCGAAGAACACCTCGCGAGAAGATTTCCCGCTCTTCCATGCGACCGGATCATCTGCGAGGAAGGTAGGGTTGCGAAAGGCGTGAAGCCTCGCCTTCTCCAGCGCCTTGAGTGCGCTTGCGCGCGTAACGTGAGCGTACATGCACTCGGGGCAGGACTCCCCGGAGACCTCCCAGCCGGCACCCGAGGCCACCATCGCTTCGAGCACGAGGCGCCGCTGTTGGAGCCCGACGGTCGTCCAGGCGATGGGGCCGCTCCGGAGGCTACGGAAGGAGAACCCTCCCATCAGCCCAGCGCCTTGGTGTCCAGCTCCTCGGGCGTGAGGGCGTCCTCAGGGGCCGCCTCGAACTCCCGTTGCTTCGAGCCGGGTGCGAGCATCCCCTCGCCCTCCTTGACGACCAGACGCTCGGAGAAGCCGAAGGGGAACCTCGTCTTCGGTGGCAGCACCCACAAGTGATATTGGTTGGCGGTATCTACGAGTCGATCCTCGGCGGGGTACAGCTCGCACGCTTCGCGGCTCTTCCCGCACAGCGTGTTCTTGATGCGCTGCATCTCTCGCCAATCTCGCGCTGGCGCCTTGTCCCAGCGCTTGATCGAGAGGTGGTCGACCGGACCGGAGAAGCCCTCGACGCGCTCTTGCGAGATCACTACCTGATAGCGGCTGTTCAGGAATACGCCCACGTAGCCCTCGCCGTGCGCCGTCCGGACGAGTTGATCCGTCGTGGATTGTTGGAAGGTCGCCTCGGTGAACGGCGTCCAGGGCACAGTCAGTGCCCAGTCGCCCGACTGGAACTCGCGCCTGATCTGCATCAGCGCGTGGCCGAGCCAGTGATCCTGACCCTTCTTGCCCGATCGGATCTCCGTCTTGCCCGTGCCGACCAAGGCCTTCCGGATGTCGTGGTTGAAGGCGAACTTCAGCCGCAGTGCGTCGATCACACTCGGCATCAGATACGTGTCAGTAGCTTTCCCCGCAGGTGGGAAGTTGCAGGTCATCCACAGCTTGACATAAGACCACCAGCGGCCGTCAGCGGACATGAAGCCGAAGGCACTCGCGGGGTGCAAGTAGCCGTGCTTCTCGGGGGGTTGTGGTACTCGGATCGTCATGTGCAGTCTCCCTGCGGGAAGCATCCCGCATATAGGGACTACTGTAACATGAAGACCCTTAGGGCTCAAGCCAAATATATGCCAGAACCCCGGCGATTCCGACGGGTTACAGGCTACATGCGCCGCGGTCGATCTGCTCGCTCATTCGGGCGAAAACTCGCCACAGTTCAGCGTTCATGAAGTTTTCAGCCCAACCGATCATGGCGTGAACCGGTTCGCCCTCGTCGATGAACTCGCCGAAGTGGCTGTACAGCTCCGGGCCCGTTTTCGCGACGGCTCGCCGCTTGCCCCCTCGGGTCACGCGCTTGTAGGTCCCGAAGTTCGGAACGAGCTGGAGCACGTCGAGGCCGCCGCACTTCTCGATGGCCTTCAAGAAGTCCGCGATGCTCGGATCGACACTGGCGTCATTCGTGTAGGTCTGGCCCCCGAGAAAGGCTGCGCCTGGGAAGTGCTTTGCGAGGGCCTTGGCGAATGCGTAGAGGGGGAAGAACCCCATACGCACCCCCGACCCGTAGGTGCTCAGTCCGACGATCCCTCCTGCGAACCGCTCGGCCATGAGTTTGACGACCTTCTCCGCGTGCGCGTCGGCCCATCGCTTCCCCAGGCCCTTCGACGCGCGCTGGGGGTTGCTACCCAGCTCGGGATCGAGCAGTCCCAGGTTGTACTCTCCGGCGCACGCATCCATTTGGTCGGCGAACTTCTCCTCAGTGCCCTGCCAGGGGTAGCCCCAGATGAACGGGTCAACGTCCTTCTCGTAGAAGGCGTCGCACAGTTTCTTGCAGGTCTCGGGGGAGTTCATAACGCCCGTACTGATCTTGTTCCCGCGCTTCTCATGCCAAGGGCCCCCGATCGCGACCCAGCTCGCGCCATGGTCGGCGAACTTCTTCGCGAGCTGCTTCGGGGTGCCGTGGCGTTTCTTCGAGTAGCGCCGAATGTAGAGAGCTGTTCCTTTGAGCATCGTTCCTCCGAGTTTTCAGAAGGATGCCAGAGAAAAGGCCGACCTGGGAAGGCCGGCCTCATCAAAGTGAACGCCCGGAGGCAGGATGGTCCTACCTCCGGGCGCTCTAGGCACACCTGCGGGCAGGGGCGCCCGCAGGTCCTCACGCAGAGACGGAGGCTCCGTTGGAGCCGTGGTTCTGCTTCTTGGCGACGCCACTGACCCGCTGCTCGGCAGCCTGGACCATACCGGTGAGCACGCGCTCTCCGAGGGTCTCGGCGGCCTTCTCGACGTCGGAGCGAGCGTCCTCGGGCTGAGGCGCGAGCAGCTCCAGATGAGTGAGCATCGAGTCCACCGAGATCACGAGGTCGGACCCCGAGATCGAGAAGGGCTCTCCGGGGTTGGTCCGGTCGATGGCAGCCAGCTTCGCGCGCTCGACCACCTCGCGGATCACCGCTGGGATGTTGCCCGCGAGCTTGTCGCCCACCTTCGTGAGGTCCTCCTCGCTCGCCACGAGCCCTCGCCCGTACTGGCGCACGAGTCGCTGTGCGGCCTCAGCGTCGGGCGGACCGACCGAGACCACCGCATCGAGTCGACCGGGGCGCAGGAGCGCTTGGTTGATCTTGTCGACGTGGTTCGTCGTCAGCGCGATGAGCACCTCGGAGTGCTTGGTGTCCACGCCGTCGATGACGTTGAGGATCGCGTTGACCTTGTCGTCCCGATCGGTGGCGACGAGGCGATCGATGTCCTCCGCGAAGACCATGGCCGGGCTGTATTGCTGCGCGAAGTAGATCGCAGCCTGGAGGTCCTCGATGTGATCGAGATAGATGAAGGTCCAGCCGTTGTCCTGGCACTTCTTCGCGGCGACGTGGGCCGTGAGCGTCTTGCCGACGCCGTAGGGGCCGGCGAGCAGGACCCCGCGCTTCAACGGGATACCGTGGTCGCGGCAAAGCTGCGTCTTCTCGATGGGGGTGAACAGGTTGGTCCTGATCAGGTCCATCGTGTCCTTCTTGAAGATCAGCTCTTCCGCCTTCACGCCCGAGAGGTCGATGAACCTCGGGTTGAAGTCGTCGGGTTGGGCCTCCTCGGGGTCGGGGAAGTGGACTCGGATCGCCTCGCCCCGGTAGATGCTCTCGTCGCGCACGATGTCACGACAGGACTGAGCGAGCTTGCTGATCTCCTTCTCGTGCTTCCTCTTCACCTGACCGGTGATCAGGAAGACGGGTCGCAGGTTGTCCTTGAGGAACATCCCGCACTGGATGAAGCCATCGACGCCGGGGACCTCCATGCGGCCCCACGGGACCTGCACGACGTCGTTCGAGTCGGGGCTGATCTGAACGCCGACCATCTCGGGCGGGTTGGGCCCGAAGAAGCCGGGGGTCGGGATCAGGTTCGTCCACCCGTAGGTGCGCGCCATCGCCTTCGCCAGCGCGTAGGCACCATCGAGGGGGTACGCATCCACGTACTCCTTGATCGTGACGATTCTGTTCTCCTCGTGGTCCTTCCGCATCAGCCAGACGATCGCGTCGTCCGCAGCCATGCCGTCGGGCAACGTGATCTGCTTCGTCTGCTTCGAGTGCTGGACGTCCACGATCTTGTCGCGGACCCGAACACCGTCGACCCGTTCCGCAGCGACCTGGAGGATCCCGTGCTTGCCGAGCTTGTCGAGGTCGGGTGCCGCCTCGGCGTCTCTTGCCTTCTTACTGCTTGCCATTCTGTGTGCCTTTCTATCTTTCTTCCGCCGGGACTCGGCGGATCATCCGTGTTGCGCCCGGTAGTGCTCCGGGCTGAGGGCATCGCGGTCCGTGAACCGGGCGATGATCTCCGTGAGGGTGATCGCGGACGCGCCGCGGATCCCCAGCTTCTCCTCGACGAACTGGACCGCGAGGAATCCGTGCCCCCGCTCCACGAGCATCGAGGGGCTATGAGAAAAGTTGACCAGGGTCACGAGTACCGAATCAGACGTGCCCGAAGGGGCATCACCCACCGGGGTGAACACCAGCTCGTAGCGCGTACCGTCCCCAGGACAGTACTCGATGAACCGAGAGCCGCCCTGTAGGTCCCGGTCCTTGGTGATCGCCTCAGCGATCGGCTTGCTTCTCAGCTCCATCATCGCGTCCTCCTTCCCGCACCACGTGCGGAATCGAAACCACTTGTACCAACTAGCGAGAGATTGTCAAGAGGGATCTTCACGAAACATTAGGATGCCGTGAGGACCCTCTTCGTCGGGCCGCGCATACACGATCCGGAGCGCCTCGGGGTCCGCCTCGCCGCAGCTCCCACAGCGCTTCGGAACGAGGGTCCCGACGTACAGCGTCCCGCAGTGGCGCGCTACGACCACGTGGTCGCTCCCCTCGTCGAAGTAGGGCTTGGCCGCCACCGCGACAGCCCGCACGAGCTGATCGACCCCCTGCCCGCTCAACTCCTCAGGGAGGTCGGTATCGTCAAGCCGCATCAGTTGAGGTCTTCGGGGCGATCGGCGGATCGGGAACACCGACCGCTCTCAGCATTTCGAGCAGCTCGACCGGGCTGTCGGCGGAGTCGAAGACCACACTCGCCGGGAGGTCCCCACCCGGGAACGTGCTCATGAGCTTGTGAAAGAGCTGGTGCAGGGACTCCTCGCCCTCCCCCATGACCGAGCGGGCCTTCGAGCCGATGCACGCACAGACGGAGAGGTAGTGGAGGTACGGTATGCCGGACTGTGCTGCGACCTCCGCGCCGGCCGCGATGCAGCCCTGAGCGAAGCCCATCATGATCTCCAGCCGGTGGCCCTCCCCGAACGGAGCACCCTTCGATCGCGCCTCGGCCTCGGACTTCTGGAGGGCCTCATGGAAGTCGGCGAGGAGCTTGTCCTTCACCTGCCTCCGAATGCCCTCGACGACCCTCTTGCTCCTGCTATTCATCGGACACCTTCTCTTCCTCGGACTCCAACTGAGCTGCCGCCTGACGCATCAGCTCGACCGCCTCCTCGGGAAGTCCCGGGGCCTCGGCAGAGAGCCCCCACCGCTCGTACTCCTCTTGGGTCTGTTCGAGCAACTTGACGCCGAGCCGAGCGAACTCCCGACCGTCGTGCCGACCCAGGACACCACGCTCTTCGAGGTCGATCACGAGGGCCGTGTGGTCGAGCGCGACAACGGAGTTGATCAACTGCTTCCGTACTGCCTCGATCATCCTCGCACCTCGACCCATGTTGTCCTCGATCGGACGGTCACCTGTCTTCAGCCCCGCGACGAACTCAGCAAGGAGGAAGAGCTGCGTGTCGGCGTTCTGGATCTGCTCGTGCGCGCGCACGAGAACCGCCATCGTCGCCTCCAGGGTCTTCTGCCGGGGGCTCCCTTCGGGAGTCTTCGCCCCACCCACCGGGACCGGATCCGCACCGCGGAACGAGAACCCCGGACGCTCCTCAGGCTCCTCCTCAGGTACATCCACTTGAAACTTCGCCATCACCTACTCCTTCTAGCCAGATCTCATCCGGCTTGGCTCGAAACCGTATCAACAAGCCCCCGGATAGTCAATCCGATTCTAGGTCCGCCGCGCGCCACGTCTCCAAGGCCTCCGCGACCGTCTCGCGCACATGCGCGCCGCACTGGTCTCGGGGAACACCCTGGTCCGCATCGAGCACGTCTCCAAGCGCCAACCCCACACACTGGAGGGCGTCGTAAAGCTCAATCGAGATGAGGTCGGGAAGTTGGTCCTTCCGCTCGCCATGGTTGTGCCAGACGCTCACCACCCGCTTGCCCCGGTCGAGGGGCGTCAGCGCGAGCGGGTCATTCTCCTCGCTCGGCTCCTCGTCTTCGGCCCCAGGCTCCCGAGCGGTGTCTGAGAGCTTTTGTGCGAGCGCCTCGTTGATCAGCCCCATCACATAGTCCTCCGCTTCCGCAAGGAAGTGAAAGTCCATGTCGTCTTCGGTCGACTCGGAGATCCCCAGGTCGTTGGGGTGGAGTAGCCGGTAGTCATCGGAGAGCGAGACGTACACCTCGCTCCAGTCGTCGGGATCGTGGAACGCGATCGCACACCATGCGAGGAACTCCCCGTTCACTGTCAGCGTGGCTGCGGGCTCACACATGCGCGGGGTACGACCCGCCTTCCACTCCAACGCGAAGACCCGGCCGAACCGACTGACCGAGACGTTGATCTTGCGCTGCATAGCTACCAGGTCGCCCATATCGAAACCCTACCCGGCGCTCGGGCCGGTGCAATAGGCGAGCGCTGCGCGGTAAGCGAGCTTTCGCCCAGCCTCGTCTGTGTCATCTGTCGATCCGTAAGCGATGTCCCTCATCAGGACCTCCGACTCCTGCGTCACCGTGACGCGCCAGACCCCGTCAGGCAGATCAAGACTTTCGACGTGGATGGAGCACCGCTCCAACCAGGCCGTCTGGTCGGCGTTGAGGTCGGCGTAGCACCCGCCATCCATCATCACGGGCACTACTCGGTCAGCGCTGACTTGAGAGCCTCGAAGACTCTCTTTCGATCCGTCTCGTCGTTCAGGCAACATGCGTCGCACTCCCCCAGTGCTTTGGAGATCCTCTCGTCCAAGTCTACGGGAACCAGGCGAAGAAACTCTATCCCCTCCTCGACCGCTAGGACATCCTCGATCCCCGTGGACTCCTGAGCGATCGCTCGCGCTCGGCGGATCACCGACTGGAATGGAGCCCCTCCCTTGAACAGGCACGGAGGGAGAGCCATCACGACAGCTTTCCCCACTGCACCTCGCAGCGTCATCTCGTAGTCATCGACCTTGATCTCCATTCCGTCCTTCGGGATGAGCCCTACTGTCTTCCACTTCATCGCCTGCGTCCTTGTCGTTTTTTGGACCCCCTCGAATCGATCTGAGAGGGTCTCTCCATGTCCAACGTCATTCAGCTCTTCACCTGGCCCGTCCACCTCGCGCACCCCGACGACGAATGGGAGGCCCTCTGCGGGGAACCCTCGCCCGAGATGCTCATGGAATCGAGCACCGAGCCTCTCCCCGGCTACTCCGTCTGTGAGGCCTGCGAGGCCGCACGCTCGGCCTCGATGTCCACCTCGACCACCGAGTAGCCCTCCGTCTTGAGGCGCTCCAGCTTTCTCTGGACCTGTTCCTCGGGGGCCCACCAGCACTCACAGCCCCAGACCACCTTCCCACTGTCCAGCCGGATTCGGGGGTTGGGGCGCGAGAACTTCTGCATCATGTCGGCGACCCAGCCTACCGGCATCGGGTCCCCCGCACCGGCCACGTGGTCGCCCTCGTAGACCCCGAAGCCGAAGATCTCGACCGTCTTGGTCGACTCGTCGGTGCCGCAGATCGCCCCGACCCTCGCCCCGACCCTCATCCCTGCATCCGATCCAGCCGCTCGAAGAACGCCGTGGGCATCTCTCGGGTGTGCGGATATATCGACGCATCCGTCGTAGAGCCGTCCTTCTCGACAGGCTCCCAGGTCACCTCGTTCGGTCCCCAGTCGTCCTCCCAACGAGGGTCGATCTTGTCCATCGTCTCACTGTAGAAGGTCTCCTGCGGGGAGTCGCAATCAGCCGCCTGGTAGGCATACCAGAGCGCTGAGAGCAAGTCCCAGGCGTAGCCCTCCGGGTATCGGAGATTGTGCTCCTCCGCGCATGAGTACGTGCGCGCTACCGCAGGGTGCGCGGATTGATCTTCGGGCACCGCATCAGGCACGCTGATCTTCCATCCCGTCATTCGACCTGCTCCTTCCTGGATGTTGCGAGAGCCTCGGCAGCTTCTCTCTGAGCCGCGAAGCCCTCTCTGAGGGCCGCCTCGCCCCGCGCCTGGGCCTTCTCCTCAGCCGACACCGTCCCGGACACGCGGGCGTCTAGGAGCCGCTGGAGGGCCTTCCTGAGACGCCTCTCGGACTGGACGAGCTGATCTACGCCTCGGACGATGTCCAGCTCGCGGATCTCCTTGCCCTCGGGCACGGTGAACACCAGACGCCCGATATCCGTGAGCGCAGTGGACAGCCTTCGCCGTACCTTCGCCTTGCGACCCTCAAGCTCGTTCTCTTTGGCCATGATCACTCCGTCCCGAAGTGCTTCATGAAGGTGTCCTTGATCGCTCGGACTGCACGCATGTCTTCCACGAGGGAGCGGGCCTGCTCCATGCCTTTCCGGCCTTCGTCATCCAGCTCCGCGAGGTCCTCGTCGGTCGCGAGGCGGGTCTGCGGCAGCGGATCCTCGAAGCGAAGGGTCACGCCGCAGTAAGCGCAGATCGAGAAATCTCCAGGCCGCGGAACCGCACCGTTCGGACCGCTTGCCGCATCGAGGACCGAACCGCAGCTCGGGCACGGGAAGCCCTCAGCCGCTCGGTGCATGTGCTCATCTACCTTTTCCATCGAGGTCGTCCTCCTTCCCGCACTCCATGCGGAATCAAGACCCCTTTTGTACCAACTAGCAGGGGATAGTCAAGCCCCTGCGGTGCCTGGAGACGACCGAGGTCAGCCGTACTCTACAAGCTCCGCGTGTCCTGCTCCGACCAGCGCAGCGTTGAGGCTGACAAGGTCCCCATCTCGGTAGATCTCGGCGATCCAACGACCGTACTTCCCGGTGTGCAACTTGTCCCCGTCATGGGAGACGATGCGCACGGGCGCATCGAGCACTGTCCCAAGGCCCTTGGCAGCCTCAACGAGCCAGTCGATCACGAAGCTCTCGGCAGCAAGGCCCGCTGCGTACTCCAGGCTCTCCTGCTTCACACCGTGAATCTCGGGGGTGTTGATCCCGTGTAGCCGCACACGAATGTCCACGGATGCCGTGAACCCCAAGTCCACCCGCAGATCGAGGGTGTCCCCATCCACGACCTTCAGCACCTTCGCGTAGTATTCCCAGACCATCAGGTGCTCTCCGTCTTGCTCAAACAGTACATCGTGCCCGTCCCTCTCTCCCCGAGCACGGGGACATCGCTCTCAAGGCGCACGCGCAGGCGCATTCCTTGGCTGGAGTACAGCTCGTTGATCGTGCCGTACCAGAAGGGGAAGCCGATGCGCGGTTGTGTGAACCCACGAGGACCGGGCATCGCAGGGATCTGCGGGTAGGCGCCACGCGCATCGTCGATCAGTTGATCGATGGTGTCGTAATCTTTCCCGCCAAGCCGGATGAGCGTCCCGTCAGGCAGCGGGCCGCCGCTACTCACCGCGAGCGTCGGAGCGAACACCTCCACCGGACCCACGATCTCGTAGACGATGGCTGACTGGAGCTGTGCGTCGAGCGAGAACTGAAGCTCGGAGTCGATGATCTCCAGTTCCTTGCCTGTGTCCGGCACCAGCTCCCACTGGCTCGACCCTGCGTAGCTGTACTCCGCGACGACCACGCCCGTTTGCGCCGCTGCGAAGGTGATGGTCCCGGCCGCGTAGTCGACCGTGAAATCTCCGCCGCTCGTGGCGAAAGGCGCACGCTGCGTCTTGGGCACGCCATCCACTGTGACCGAGACAGCCCAGCCGTTGCCACCCGCCGCGATGGCGTCCGCAACCAAGTTGCGCTCGTAGAGGTACTTGCCGTGCGTCAGGTCGATCCAGTTCGGGTGGTGGCCGTTGAAGGTCAGCCCGTCACCGGAGTCCGTGAGCGTGTCTGTGGTGCGCGTGCTCGCCTGGAACCATGTTGTGGAGTCAGCGAAGTTGTGCGTGGCGGCGATCAAGTCGGAGCCCTTGCGCCCGGCGATCTGCACCACGTTCTGGTCGCCAGAAAGCACCGTGTAGGGGACGCCCGCTGCGTTCGTAGGGTCCTGAATGCCGAGTCCTGTGTGTGCTGCCACGAGCTGGTCGAGAAGGAGCTTTTCCTGCGACGTCAGGGCGGCCTTGAACACGACGACAGTGTCCCCGTACAGGTGGTCAAGCGCGACAGTGATGGCGCTGTCCCGAATCTCCTGCGTGAGCTGGCTCAAAGATGGCCCGGTCACTGAGGGATCGAGGGACGTGAAATCCGTTAGTAGGTAGCTGTAGTCCGTCATCCGACCCTCGTGAGTCTCAGTCGCGACTGGTAGACCGTTGCTTGGTAGTAGCTGCTACCCGTCGCGAAAAGGAGCTTGATAGTGTGGGCACCTGGCGAGAGCATCCCCTCCCAGAAACCCTGCACGGGATGTATTTTGTTCGTACCCGACCGGCTTCCGGACACACTTATTCCCCCTCCAAGATCCCATGGGTTTTGAACATGGCGTGCGACCACTACACCGTCCACAAGAACCTCGGCCTTGAAGGCATAGTAGTAGTAGTTTAGAGCCCACTCGTAGTACCAGTCGAGCGAGTACGTCCCGCCCTCGACCGTGGCGTTGAGCGTGTTGGCCGCGAGCATCGAGGTCGACGTGTGCGTATTGGGCTTGGGGACTTCCGAATAGAATCGCTCCGGCTCAAACCTCGGCACAGTGGTGCGAACCCAGACCGCAGCCCTGGAAGTTGTGTCGGTGCAGACGTACAGATCCGATCCCACGAACCACCGTGACCCCAAGACGTACCCCTGCGAGGCGCCATCAAGCACCGATGGAGGCACGGTATGCGCCGTCTCCGCGAACTGCTCCGCTGGCGTGGCCTCACCCGTGTGAGCCGCTACGATGCCGTCCAGAGTAGTTTGCTCTGCCGACGTGAGCGTACCGAGGAAGACGAACGTGTACGTCGGGCCTTCAAGGTTGATCCCGTCAAGCGCAGAAGCGATGGAAGATACTGCGATCTCCGACGTCAACAGGGTCAAGTTGGGAACCCCTTGACCTACGGAAGTGAAGGCTGACAACGGGTAGGAATAGTTCACGCGACCCTCCAGAACTCAACCGTCGCGTCGTAGATTGTGGAGGCGTTTCCGCCGCTGTCCGTTCGCCAGTCCACAGTGATCACGGGCGCAGCGCCGGGGGATAGCGTGAGATAGAGAACTCGTGATGCGAGGTAGCGTTGCGTCGTTCCAGATGGGTCAGCCCCCGCCGCGTCCTTCGGCTCTTGCTTGTGGATCTCACCTTGCGTTACGCCGTCAACCTGAACACGACCCTCGAAGTCGTTAGTCCTACTATCGTGGTTCCAGACGTAGTTGATTCCTACGCGGTATGTACCTCCGATCACAGCCGGGACGTTCAGCGTCGCCTTGGTCTGCCACGCGGTGCTCGTCGTGGTTGAACCTCCGGGGGCCTCGGCCTTCACAAACTCGGTTCCGAAGACCGGAGCCGCCGCGCCGCCCGCCGTGATCTCTGCCCAAGTGACAGGGGTAACCGATGCGAGAACCCAGAAGGTCGCGTCGGACTGCTGGTACGCAACCTTGCCAACGTCAGCCGCAACTACGCTCAGCGCGAGTCGGGCCGTAGCGTCCGCGACATCCCAGTTGTGGATGACGTGGATGCCCTCGTTCGGCCCTTGATCCTTATGCCGCGCTACGGTCATGGCTGACCCTCCCGAAGCATGGCTGCAAGAGTTTGCATGACCCTCAGCACGTCTTCGCGCTTCAGTCTGATCTGCACCACACCATCACGCTGCGACTCGAACTGCGTTTCGTCCCCCAACGTGAGCACCAACGTGCAGCCCGAGGTCTGCCCCGAGTGCGTCAGGAGCATCTCGCCTTCTTGTCCGCGGTCGATCAGCATCACACCACCAATAGCACGCCGTCGTCATTCACAAGCCACCCGTCACAGCTCGTGATGGGAACTTCCACGGTGAACGAGGTGCCGTCAGCGGAAAACAACACCTGTCCCACCTGAGTCGCAGGCGGGAGAGCACCCCCTCCTTGCTGCGTGAGGCTCCTCACCTGTCCTCCAACGAAGGCCACCAGGTCGCCGCTGACGAGCCGAACGAGGCCCTCCTCTGCCGGAGGGCCCTCGGGAGTTTGATCCAGCATCAACAGGTCGCTGACGACCTCGTCGCGGGTGCTCATAGCTTCTCCGCCTTCGCCGCTTCCGCCTCCGCTCGCCTCTCCGCCAGCTTCGACACGGGACGAACGCCGGCTTGCCGCCTACCGTGAGCAGTGCCTTCCGAGTTACCCCTCAGCCTAGAGGCTTCGGCGTCGTAGATCACCTTCGTCGCCGCGACCGCAGATCGCAATCCAGCGACTCGACCATTGGCGCCGAGGGATTGCTGCAACGCCTCGCGTGCGGCTTGAGCCGTCACCGCGATGCACTTGGTCACCGTGACCTTCACGAGCCTCGCTTCGTCGAGCCCGAGTTCCCCTGCATCCACTTGCGTGTCCGCGGACGCGAGCAACGCCTCCATCTGTTGGCCCGCTCGTACTAGTGCGCCGTGGGCCCCCTCCAGCCGGTGTGCGACCCCCTGAGCGGCCTCCGCCATGTCCTCCAGCTTCGACCCGATGGTCGAGGCTGTGCTCATCTTGATCTCTGTGCGCTCCATCAGGCGTAGGCTACCACGGCGATCACGTCCTTGTTCGCCTTGAGTTTGAACTCGAACTTCAACTGACCGAGCGCCAACGAGGTGCCGGGGTAGTAGTCGTTGTTGGCGGTCGCGTCGGCGCCGGGGCGCAACAGCTCGCCGTTGAGGTACACGTCGTAGTCGGCGAGGAACGCTCCCGTGCTCAGGTCCGGCAACTGCACGTCGAGGTTGGTACCGCCCCCTGACCCGCCCACGTCCGTGTCTGCGTTGACGTTCGCGATGACGTTCGCGAAGACCTTCGTGACCCGTGCGCTCGCCGAAGCCGCCGCCTGGTCCACGAAGATGCCATCGAGGAACGCGCTCTCGGGCACGCTCGACCAGTCCAGGCGCCGAACATAGGAGTAGTTGATCGTCGCGCCTGCGATGTCCCCCACTGGACAAGCCAGGAGGCCATCGCCAGTCGTGTTCTCGATCACAAAACTCAACTGCACGCGCTGAGTCGTGTCGTTGAAGGTGTGGCTGTCCGTAGCGATCTCCGACTGGAGGAGCGCCCAGATGCCCTTGCCACCGCTCTGAATCGGCTGCCCGGTCGCCGCATCGCGCACGACGCAGAGGTTGACTGGACGAAGGGCGTTCAGACCTGCGACGACTGCCAGCGAGTGCGTACCGAACGTGCCGCCGTGAGCAGCGACGACCGCCCCCGAGGTCGTGACCGCACCAACCGCTGCCGTCTCCGTCGGAGTTTCCGACCCGGACACGCTCAGCACCTCCCAGTTCTGTGCAGCGGTCACCGTGATATCAGTGAGGACCTGCGTGCGGAACAGCATCCCCTTCGTGTTCAGCGAGCCGACGCTGGTGCTCGTGGTGAGCAGGTCGTTGCCGCTCAGGGGGTCGTGCCAGTTTACCTCCCCACTCAGGCGCTTCAACTGCGAGCGGAGGTTGTTGAGGTCGTCCTCGATCGACGTCGCGCCGGTCTCCATGGTGAGCCCGGCAGCAATCGTGTCGTCATAGACGTCCGAGTTGCGGATCTGCTCATCAGGTCGGGCGAAGGTGCGGGCCATGGTCGATCTCCTGCTACCTCATCCTGACCCGTGGAGCCCCCCTCAGGCAAGTTCGAGCCCGCGTACTACGTGTACTTGTCGAGAGCTTCCTCTATCCGCTTGATCCTCGCCTTCGCCTCGACCATCTGCCTCCTCAGATCCTCGATGCTGGACAGGGGCCCCTCGGTGCTCTCCGGGGGCTCCCATGCCTCGATCGTAGTCAGTCTCAGACAATCGGGGTGGAGGTAGAGATGGGCCTCCCCTCCCGGACCGACCAGGATTCGACGGCTCCTCCAGGACTGCTCATCGCTGGACTCCAGGAGGATGCTGTCCCCAATCATGACGGAGCGATCGAGGAACAGTTTCCCTTCGCGCTCCGACCACTCCCTGGACTCGGAGTCGATGACGACGCGGTTGATGTACTGAGTGATGTTGCTCATCCGCGCATCTTCTCAGCTTCGGCGGCGTGGGTCACGAGGCTTTCGGCGAGGGCCTTCGCATCCTCGGGGTCCATCCCCAGCCAGGCGATCGACTTCCCGAACTCCAGGACGACCTTACCCTCCTCGGTGCGTCCGACTCTCAGCACCAGCTCCCCTTCGTCGTGCGCGTTCATCTTGCCCTTGGGAAACTCCCCCGTCGGGCCGACCTCTTCCTTCGTCATCTCGATCTCCTTCGCCGGGGCTTGCCCGGTCCGCTCATCGGGTCTTCTTCCCCTGCACGTCGTACTGGTGCCCGAGCAACGGACCCTCCAGCTCGCCGCCCCGCACGTGCGGCTCGATCCAGAGGACCTTCCGCAGGCTCCACTTCGGACCGTAGGCCTGGTTGCGCCAGTGTCCGCGCACGAGGCTCTTGAACCTCAGCTTTCCACCCTGTCCTCGACCCTCCGAGACGGCTCGCTTCAGGTTGTGGTCGATCAGCACCCGAGAGCCGACGAGCCAGCTCCGCTCCGCGAGCACGGCCTGGACGCGCCGCTTGCGCTGCTCGCGGGCCTTCTTGCTCTTGGCCTTCTGCTTCCGGATCTTTCGGGCCCTCTCCTCGTTCACGTGGATGACGTCCGCATTGGGGGAGCTGAGGTAGAGCAGGACGTTGACCACGAACTGCCTGACCAGTTCGCGTAGTTGGCGGTTGGTCAGCTCGATGCCACCAAAGCGCCCGTTGATGTCGCTGTCGTGTGCGAGGACCCGATGGTCCCCTCGGGCCTCGACGGACGCGCGGTCCAGCGCGAACATCTCCTCGACGGTCATCGAGCCGTCGAAGAGCGGAACGGATAGGTAGGCAAGATTGTCGTCGGCGGGATCGACGCTGTGCTGGTTGGGCTCGCAGTAGCACATGACGAACAGCCTGCGCCCCGGGTGCTGGGCGACGTCGGAGTAGCGCGTCATGGCGGGCTTGCAGTGACCTTCAACGACGGAGATCGACCGGACCTCATGGCGCCCCGTCTCCGCGTGGTCCCACCACAGGAGCCTGGGCGGCAACTCGATCAAGAACCCCTCGAACGGGGTCTTCACGTCCTGCGCGTAGACGCCTCGGATCTCCGTGGTGAGCAGTCGCAGCGCGAGCGCTTCGGAGAGGCTGAACCAGGTCGGCGACTGGGCTACGCCGAGCTGTCGCAGCGCGGAGTAGTGCAGGGCTGCATTGAGCCAGGAGTCGGTGCCCCGCAGGTCGAGCGCTCGGTTCCCCCATATGCGGGAAAACCCCTCATAGGCGGGGTGCTCGGGGTCGAGGCAGTCAGCAAACCATGTCGTCTCGGGGAGGTCCCCCTCGCAGGCGACGATGGCGCTCATGAGGCGGATCACTGCCATCTGCCGGTGGACCGGCTCGCCAGCCTCCCACGCCTTGAACGCGCGCCTAGACGCGCGCTTGAAGTCATCGAGGGTAGGAACGGGGATCAGATCAGACATAGGCTCAGCTCCTAGCGGGACGCTTCCCACTTCGGAGCCGGTCTAGCACGTTTCCCCTTGACCGTCAACCGCACTCGATCTTCTCGGACAGTGCCCAGCCGCATTCAGCACGCAGGGTGAGGTCCTCAGCCTGAGAGATTCCCAGGAGCCCCCCGTGGAACTGTAGGTCTCGTTTGCGCCCGAGGTCCTTCCACTCGCAGTCAACGCTCACCAGACCCTCGGGGAAGCCGGAGTAGCAGGGGCCTTGGTGTGGCATCCGCCCGGTCTCCGACAGCGTGATCACGTAAGGGTTGCGCACGCTGCCCTCCCGCGGGTGAGGGAGGAACGGAAAGAGGGTGTTGACCCAACCGTTGACGAAGGGGCCGCCTGAGCCTCCTCCGTTCTTGTAGGCTGAGCGCCAAAACTCAACGTCGATCTTACCCTTGGCAGTTGCAACGAGCTGATCGAGCACAGGCATAAGCGCATCGGACTACCACCGGAGCCCGCCTTCGAGGGGGATGACAACACCACCCTCGCTTGTGGCCTCGAACTCCGCTAACGCCCGGAACCGATCTCGCACGCTGACCCAGTCGGCGACTGTGCCTTCGAGAGTGATCAGAGGGAATCCGCACAACGTGCGCATCCCGTAGCTGAAGTACTCGCTCAGCGCCTTCATCATCACGATCTCGGACGCGAGCCTCTCGTCCTCCCCGGTTGTGCTGAAGTCGGCGACAAAGAGGTCACGTTTCTTGCCGATGTGCTCGGCGATGGCCTTAGAAAACCGGTGCAGTGCTGCGGGCCAGTCCATCTTTTCCGCGTTCGAGTGAGGGAGATCGACGACGAGCTTTTCCTTCCCTTCATGTTCGACGAAGTGGTGACGGAGGGCCTCGGCGTTCTCCACGATGTGGGTCGCGAAGCCTTGCGCGATGCAAAGCCAAACGCTGTCAGGAGAGATCGAAAGAGGGAGGTGCTCGTTGTGAGCGGTCGCCATCGCTGCGAGGAACGGGTTGCCCTGCATCTCGATCACGAGGTCCTTCTTCGAGGCAGCGTGAACGATCTGTGTGTTGCACACCCCGCGGCTGTAGTCGTGGCAACGGTAGCGGGTCTGGACGTGCTGTCGTGCCTCGGCAGTTTCCATGGACGCCCCGCAATAGGGTTTCACATCATCGATCTTGAAGGTTGGCATCGTCTGAGTCTCCTATGTACTCGCCCTCGGCGTTGTAACGCTCAGGGAAGAGAAGCCGATCTTGGTCCAGGTTAGTCTGGACCAACTCGTCGACCGTCTCGTAAAGCTCGCCGTCGGCTTCGCTCTCCTCGAACTGTGCGAGGACCTCCGGCTTCGTCATGAGTGTAAGCCGCAACGCGATGTTGGGCACTCGGTGCTCACGCTGGTTGAGGAGCCAGCCCACGCACGGCTCGACTTCCTTCTTGGGCTTGTGCCGGTCCTGGTGGCAGCCGAAAGATCTCGCTGAAAAGAAGTCACCCTCGGCTACCTCGATGTCTCTTAGCATCAGGTACATGGTCGGGTGCCAGTACGCGAGCTTGGCGTCCTTCCGGAACGGGCAGTTGGGACAGGGCTTGCGGCGCGTCACAGGCCGAACTCCTCCTCGTCCTCTTCGAGCGCCTTGAGCTGCGCATCGGTCGTGTCCTGGCACGCCTGACACTGGTAGCTGATCCTCGACTCGCGGAGAGAGATTTCATCCCGGAAGTCCCCGGGGGCCATCTGGGTCGATCGGCAGATGACGCACTGACCCTTCCGCGGTGTGCGACCGAAGGCTGCCCGCGCGAGCAGGTCCACCGCGGCCTGCACCACCGGTGAGCGCTCCGAGCGCTCTGGCGCGGGCGGTACGTAGGAGGTCTGGTCCATCCTCAGATGGTCGATCGGAACGTACCCGATCAGCCCCCGTACCCTGAGCGATTCGTAGAACTCCCGCGCGTGGGGGTAGAGATCCTCATAGGGGGCGTTCGAGAGCCAGAAGACCTGAGCGTTGGTGAAGGTCGACGAGGGCTTGCGCCCGAGAAGCCCGTTGAGCTGGTCCAGGGCGCCCCGAGAGAGCCGAAGGGTAGTCTGTTCGACCTCCGAGTCGTCCGCGGGAGGGGGCGGCCTCGTAGCCCGCCTCCAGTGCTGCCCGCCCCAGTCGTAGTTCTCCGGATCCACTCCGAGAAAAATGTACGGCGGGACCGCCTCGAAAGACCAGCGCGTCGGATCGAGCACCCGA